TGATGATGGAGAATCAGTTGTAGATAAACATACAGGATATACTATTAAATCGATTGATTTCATGTCGGCGGATGAGTATGACGAATCGGGATTCAAAATAGTTTCGCACGAAGTCATGGGACAAGCTGCAGGCGACTCATTAAAAACCGCGTCTGTAGCCGCCACAGATGCAGCAAATATAAATGCCGATATAAGTCAGATAAATTTCACAGTCACCAGTTCTGTAAAAGTATTTGAGAATGAATTGACGCAAACTGTCTATAATATTGCGCGCGCATTGTGCGGATACATGAACATCAATATCGAACCAATTGAGAGTAAAGTGTTGTCTATAGCTGTCAAGTTACTCGGATCAAACCTCTATTCTCAAGAAAAATATAAGAAAATTGAAGAACTCAATCAAAAGAAGAACGTCATAATTCCATCGTATCCAACATATCGCAATCAGAATATCATATTTTTCACATCGGCTACTCTTTTTACGGCAATCCAGACAATGATTCCATCATTTAAACCAAGCAAAACCTTCCCTGGGTGTGTTTTCAGTTTTGGCGGGTATCCTCTAGACGGCGGGGTTGAATACACCACTGGAATAAAATATTTGTCTTGTGTTATTGAAAAAATTACTGGAAATGTAGAGCCGTGGAATAGTATCAAACATTTAAAGCGCGACGGAATAATGAAGCGTCTGATTGAATATATTGGAAAGATTTTAAAAGAGCCTGAAATAGAGGATTTATACACAAAGAAGAAGACGCATCTCATTTTGTTTCCAGACTACGACATCCCCGAAGTCCTCAATGTTGGTAAATGGCGATCATTTCAACCTCCCATTATGCCTTTTTCCGTTGTAAAAGCGTTGAAAACCATATCGGAGGAATTCAAAGAAGAATTGTCGATTTCCATTAGAACAGGACATCGAAACCAACATTCTCAAATTGGAGTGATTCAACACAAGATCGTTCAACACGTTTATGCTATTGTAGAAACCGTGAATAAGATTGTGGGCGCAGGCAAGGACGCATTATTGAAGGCAGGAACCATTATATTTTTAGAAAATGCGTGCTGTGAAGAAAAAGATCATCGCAAGTCAATTGACTTTTTCATAGACAAGGATCCCAATATTCAAAAATTCATCGATTTTGTTAACAAAAATGGTGCGATAATGGAGGAGATGAAAATGTTGTCGCGGGCGCCCTACATTTCACCAGGCACAAAACAAACCCAAGTTTTAAGCACAACGCACAAAACGTTCAGCGAAGAAAACATCTATTCGGCGTTCATTCATTATTGTAAATTGACGAATCCACATAGCATAATCCCAGATGATATGCGAATGTTTTTCCAGGAAAAGCCAGGTGGAATCCAACAACAATGGGATCTCAAACAACTCATCGACCATTTGAAGAAAAATGGTAAGATTATGGACACCGACTCTCTACGTAATCTCATGCAAACTGTCGCAAAGCGCAATATGATACACGGGATTCAAACATCAACAATCGACATTCAATATACAAGGGCATTTTCAGAATTAATTGATGGTATTAGCAGTCGTGAAACCCCCATCATAGAGGAGAAGTTGGCGGACTATTTAAAGATACTTTTAAGCAAGTTCGACATTAATAAACCAGTGGAAAAAGATGGCGTTACAATGGGCAAACTGAAAAAACACTTATCCCGAGTAAACCGTGAAATGTGTACGCAAATAATGGAATATATCAGTGAGTTCGGCACCATGCGCACGTCAGCTGAAAAGGGTAAAATGGCCAATTTCTTACGAAACCTGTCTACGTGGGAATGCGATACAATCTTCAATGATGTAGGCCAATATACAGTGGTTCAATATATTCGCAATATGGTGTTTATGATTACAAAAACGGTTCCCGCGTATATTTCGAATTCGCCTGAGAACAATAAACCACCCGTAAAATCACATTGGGGGTTTTCGGAAAAACATATGGAAACAATCAACATGGCGGTTCGCAAATATTACGATGAATTGAATTCATATAAAAGAGACCGTCTGATTTGCCGGTTTTTCAAAGACATTAATTTGAAGATGGCGGACTTGAATCTATTCTTGAACCATATTCCAGTGTTTACGTCTTTTGTGAATGAGGAAAAACTGTATTATTTGTTGTTTGATAAAGAGGCTCTATATTTGCTACATTCTTATTGTTATTATTCGATTCTCTATGAATTGGTCACAGGAAGCGACACCGACGACTATTTACGACAGGATATTCAATTAATTCGCAGCGCCGCGGCAACGGAAGACCTGGAAGAAGTAGATATTGGTTTAGGAAACCGAATGGAATTTAGACAGCGTGTTTGTAGTTTAATGATTACAATGATAGAGATGAATATGAAAATCAAGAAAACTATAGACAAACCGTATATTAATTTGTCTTCCAAATCATATATCGAAAGCAAACGTGAAAAGGCCACCATTACGGATTATTTGAAAAATATGACGATTGAAGAACGTCGTGTTGAAAATATCTTGAAACAACACAAAATGGGTGTTTGGAATTTGGGATTACAAACCGGTGTTTATAGATATGATCCAAACCTCTACGATTCTGAGAAAGAAAAGGATAAAGATTTGTATGCTGTTGTAGATGAAGATGCTGATATTGTAGATCAAGAACAAGTTGATTATGACCCGAACTTAGAGGCAGAGGCAGAAGGCGAAGACGAAGCAAACGATATTAATGGACTTGATGAAGACTATAATGACGGTGTTTATTACCAAGAAGACCGCGACGAATAAGTATACTAGTAAAATTGAAACATATTGAAATCTGTAGTTGGAATCATTCAAAAAATGACGACTAACAAAATCTACTTTAAAACCGCGGACACAAAGGAACCAACACTCATTTATGATATGGCGTATCCGTCATCTCATAAATCATATTTTATAAAATCAGAAACAAACCAAGTGTATAGAGAAAAAACGTATTCCGGCAAAGGTGTATTTGGGGGCAAAGACTATTTTGTGTGGGTCGCCGAGCTCAATTACAAAAAACACAAATCAAAAACATTTGAGGAATTGTGCGAACTCGGCAAAAACTTATGCGATGGTACCCAGAAAATCTTTGTAAACGGAAAAGAAAAACCGATTCAGTGGCCCGCTATTCTTGCTGACGACGAAAAACCGTGGACAAATCAGCGCCCTGAAATGTATGTGGCCCCGCCAGTATATCCAGAAACCGAGGGCAAACACGTGAATTGCGATTGTGATATTTGTTGTATGATTAGTGATATGGTGTAAAAAAATGTATAATATAGTATAAGGCATATGTTTGTAGATAAAAAAATATTCAGAACAAATCGATTGTCGGTATCAGTCTTGTTTTTTTTGGTTATTTTCGCAGCAATCCATTTTTTCAAACCCGCTCTCATTTACACTGAGAAGGGTGGATTCAGACAGTTCGGCATTGGATACAAACAAAAGACCGTCATACCAATTTGGGTTGTATCCATTGTTTTAGCTATTTTATGCTATTTGCTGGTGTTTTATTTGAGCGTGTAGAGTATTAGATAATTATTTTGCGAATATTTATCTAATTATGTAGAGGGCAAATAAAATAATAGCCTTTATAGAGCCTTAGTGCAAACCGAGAACATAAGGCGATTTATAAAATAGAGCAACAAATAGGTCAGCGAACCGCCAGCAACGGTCAAGAAAAACATAAATCCTTTACGCTGTGTGATTCCAACGGCAAACCCGCCAATCAGGGCAACCGCAAACCAGAAAAACATAAACATTGAGAGGAAGTAGAAATAATAGCAATATTCGCCAGACAGAGGGCCAAAAACAGTTTCCATAAAGTCGGACATTGTGTTGTATATCTATTTATTAGATTATTTTTGCTAAAAGTATGTAAAAAAGAATATTTATGTAATGTATAAGATGGATGAAGCGACAGTTTGGAAAATCATAGAAAGTCATTATGCAGATAATCCACAAAGTTTAGTAAGACATCACGTAGAGTCGTATAATGATTTTTATAAAAATGATATTTACAAAATCATCAAGGAAAAGAATCCTATTACGCTCGTTTCGCGATTGGATGAACGCACCGGAGAATATAAATCCAAGTGTAACCTCTACATCGGCGGTAAAAATGGAGACAAATTATATTTTGCAAAACCAGTCATCTATGATAATGATCCACATTATATGTTCCCCAATGAGGCGCGATTACGAAATATGACGTATGCGATGACGATTCATTATGATATGGATATAGAGGTGATTGATGAATTGGACGAAAACGAGGAGCCGAGACCTGTTGATACAGAAATGGGCGAAGACACAGTTGACCCGAACCCACCCAAGAAACGCTTTACAAATTTCAAGAAGGGTGGAAATGCTCTTGCCGACCGTGATTTGAATCCAGAACTAAATGACGGCAAAGACTATATTGAAAAAGAAGAAAGTGGCGGAACTACGTTTGGCGGAACTACGTTTGGCGGAACTACGTTTGGCGGAACTACGTTTGGCGGAGCCAAAACGACCGTCAATGAGATGATGCGCCGAAAAGAGGCGGTCGAACAATCAGTCAATCGACAACACACCCAGACACGCAATTATACAATAGAGAAGCAGTTTTTAGGACGCTTCCCGATAATGACGCAGACGGATTTTTGTATTTTGGGGGGAATGCCGCGCGAAGCGCGGTTCAACGTAGGTGAATGTCGCAATGACCCTGGTGGATATTTTATCATCGACGGAAAAGAGAAAACCGTCGTCCCACAAGAGAAATTCGGCGACAATATTTTACGCGTCGGCAAAGCAAACAACGAAAAAATCCTTTTCACTGCAGAAATCAAAAGTGTGAGTGAAAATACATCAAAACCGATTCGGTCTCTAAGTGTTGATTTGTTGGCCCCCAGTAATAAATATACAAATATGAATATAGTCATAAATATCCCCAACGTTCGAAAACCAGTGCCTCTATTCATTTTGTTCAGGGCGCTCGGCGTAATTACAGACAAGGATATAGTATCCGTGTGTCTCCTCGATTTAAACAAATACGAGAATCTAATGGATTTCTTCATTCCCTCCGTCCATGATGCGGGTATGATAAATACACAAATGCTCGCCCTTCAATTTATCGCCGAGCTCACCAAGACAAAAACGGTTGATAATGTTCTCCATATTTTGTCCGACTATTTTCTACCTCATATTGGGGAAACCAATTTTGTCCAGAAGGCGTATTTTCTGGGATATATGACGTTCAAATTGGTGTCGGCGTATAATGGTATGGAACCGCCAATTGACCGCGACAGTTTCCGATACAAGCGTATTGAATTGGTTGGCAGCCTCTTGGATCAGTTGTTCCGCGAATATTACAAGATACAGACAAAGCGCATTTATGTGGATTTTGAGAAGATTATGTACAGGAACAAGGGATTGTATGAAAATGATATGATGGGATTAATTTTGACCAATTATAAAACTGTTTTAAAAGAACGCGACTTAGAGGCGGGGTTCAAAAAGGCGTTTAAGGGAAACTGGGGTGCGCATCAGCATTCAAAAAAGGTTGGTGTCGTCCAGGATTTAAACCGCCTCTCGTTCAATTCGGCGTTGAGTCATTTAAGAAAGACGAATTTGCCGATGGATTCTGGGTCAAAACTGGTCGCTCCGCGTGTTCTCAATGGGTCTCAATGGGGTATTTTTGACCCCATCGACACCCCCGATGGTGGAAATATTGGTCTTCATAAACACCTGAGTATGTTTGCCTATATTACCCGCAGCATATCACGAGAACCGATGATTAAATGGATGCGCGAGGAACTGAATATGAAAATGGTGGAGGAATGCGGACACGCCAACTTGTCTTCAATGACCAAAGTGATTATTAATGGATTCTGGGCTGGGAGTGTGGTGGACGCGTTTGTTGCCGTCAGCAAAGTGAAGTTTTTCCGCCGAAATGGACTTATTCCCCAATATATTAGTATCAGTTTTGATATTCGCCAGAATACGATTTTTATCTTCACGGATGGAGGACGTGTGTGTCGGCCCGTTTTCTACTATGACGATTTGATTAAAAAGATGTCGTATGAGACGGAATTGTTGAACGAAGAATTCAAATGGAATGAGTTGTTGTCGGGGTTCAATAAAAAACGTCCCGAGTTCAAAGACAAGATAAACTACGACAAATTTTACAAATTACATGAAGTATATGACGGTGTTAGTGCCGAGACCAACCCGCTGAAGATACAGCGATTTATAGACAAGAAGGGGATTATTGATTATTTGGATGTGAATGAGGAGGAATTGGCGCTGATTCGAATGAAACCAACCAAACAAATAGAGGCATCAGTATCAGCATCAGCTTTGACGCAAGCTTCGTCGCAAGCTTCGTCCTATACACATTGCGAAATCCACGAGTCACTCATATTCGGAATGATGTGTAACCAAATCATATTTCCACAACACAATCCCGCCGTGCGTAATTCGTTTTCATGCGGCCAAAGCAAGCAGGCAATTTCAATGTATCATACTAACTATAATATGCGTATGGACAAGACGGCGCTCATTTTGAATCAGGGCCAGAAACCTCTAGTAAAGTCCAGATATATGGAGTTTATTAATGGCGAAGAAAACTATTACGGAGAAAACGTCATTGTCGCAATTATGTGTTATACAGGATACAACGTAGAGGACGCAATTTTGGTGAACGAAGGCGCATTGAAGCGCGGTCTTTTCAGAACCACGTATTTTTCCGTGTATGAGACTCACGAAGAAAAAGACAAAACAAGCGGGGAAATTGTAGAGAAGAAAATCCTGAATATAGATAAATCGCAGAAAAACGTCATTGGAACAAAGATGGGATATGATTATAGCAAATTGGATAATTTTGGACTGGTTCAAGAAGGCACTGAAATAAACGATCAAACCGTTATTATTGGATGCGCAGTCTCTAAGACGGGTGATGAATTTGCTGTGGACCAATCAAAAACCACAAAGAAAGGACAACTCGGAATTGTGGACAAGGCGTTTATGACGGAAAGCGAAGAGGGAACGCGCATAGCAAAGGTGCGCATTCGCGAAGAACGCATTCCGGCAATTGGCGACAAGATGGCTTCGCGGTCAGGACAGAAGGGAACTATTGGACAAGTCATTCCTGAGTGTGATATGCCTTTTACCAAGGATGGTATCCGCCCTGACCTGATTGTGAATCCACATGCGATGCCGTCTCGTATGACTATCGGACAACTGATCGAGTGTGTGGTCGGCAAAGCGTGTTTGTTCCAAGGATTCCACGGAGACTGTACGGCGTTTGCGTCAGATGGAACGCAGATTGGTGCATTTGGAAAGATGCTTGTGAAATCTGGATATCATTCTTCTGGAAACGAGCTCCTCTACAATGGAATGACTGGCGAGCAGATTGAGTCGGAAATCTTCTTTGGACCCAACTATTATATGCGCCTGAAACATATGGTAAAAGACAAGGTAAATTTCAGAGCCCAGGGGCCGCGAACTCAGCTTACCAGACAGCCTGTTGGGGGTCGAGCAAATGACGGTGGATTACGTATTGGTGAAATGGAGCGCGACTCGATTATTTCACATGGTGCAGTGGCGTTTTTACAAGATGCAATGCTTACCCGTGGAGACGTTTTTCATATGGCTGTTTGTAATAAAACTGGCGCAATTGCGGTGTATAATCCACAGAGCAATCTGTTTATGAGTCCTATGGCGGATGGACCACTGAAATTCGTGGATTCGCTTGATGGTAAATCAATGAATGTAGAGCATATCACCAAATATGGACGCAGTTTCAGTATTGTGAAGGTGCCGTATGTGTTTAAATTATTGATGCAGGAATTACAAGCAATTAACGTGAAAATGTCTATTATTACAGAGGACAATATCAATCAATTTGATAATATGAATTTTTCCAAGAATATTTCGCTTCTTACACACGGATATGCGATTGAGCCGTTTGAAGTTATTAATATGACAGACAGAGCATTGAAAAACATACCTGAAAAGAAAAGCCGTAAAGAAGACGAAGTTCCTGGTCAGGACAAGAAAATTATTGAAGAAAAGGTGGTGGTTGTTAGTGAACCAGTCCCAGATTATATATATGAAGAACCCGGGTTTTATGAATTAAAGCCAGGTCGTCCATACATTGAAAATCCAGATTTTTATGAATTAAAGCCGGGTCGTCCATACATTGAAAACCCCAACTATATGGAAGGCGGAAAGAGCAATATTATATATGATGCCCTAAAAATAGGAGATGAAGTATTGTTTAATGGAGATAATTTGCGAGAACGTATATGGAAAATCATAAATATAAATGGTAATTTTTCTACAATTTCGACCGATAATAATGCTAATTTGGAAAGTCTTGAAGATATGATACGGGTAGTTCAAACAGGCGATTTGAAAAAAATAGCAGACCTATTTCCGTTAGCACAAGATATTTTCAATCCAATTTTCAATCCAGTAATGCCGATAGGTGCATCAATGATTGGTGGGTCATCACAGATGAATGGTTGGTCACAGATGAATGGTGCATCGCAGAACCAATCGCAGATGAATGGTGCATCGCAGATGATAGGTGCGTCACCACAAATGTACGGCGGTGCCCTTCCAATCAATATAAATTTAGTCAATGGAAATAACAACAAAACAACTGAGCCTGCTATTCAAGCAGGTGGACAAAGCGAAGACATGTTTTCAAGACCAATGATTCGAGGTGCTAACGGAGGCGCAGGTAATAGCAACAATAATGTTGAAAAATCAGTGAGTTTTCAAGACAGCGCCGAACAATCAAACGCATTAGACTCTCTTGGAAATGGAAAGGTTAACTTCATAGTGAAGAAGATATAAAATTGAATAAGAGAACCCCAAGAAATATAAAAACAAAATATATATAAATAGTAAACAATGACGACCATTTTTACAAACCAAGAAATAATAACAATTTACAATTCACGAAAAACCGTTTTAGAAATCCTCGGGGATTTATTGTTCGACACCAAGGATTATGTCGATTTCACCGTGAATGAGGTGGACGCAATGGCCATAAACAATCAGTTGGATATGTTGATTACACATTCCAAGACCCAGCATCCCAAAACCGTGTATGATAATACCAAGGTTTATATGAAATATATGCTTTCATCAAAGGCTATCCGCATCAAAGCCATTGAAGAACTAATTGAGGAGTTATATGTGGTCGAGGAGGTTTTGACTCCTCAAGATGTATTGACTATTATCATCAATGATGAGCCAAATGATTCTCTGGTTGCGACCCTGAAATATCTCTATGATAAACGCGGCATTTTCGTGGTAGTTCATAATATCAAGCGTCTTCAACGCAACATTTTAAAACACACATTGGTGCCACCACACGCAATTATGACGAACAGTGATGTAGATGCGTTAAAAATAGAATACAATTTGAAGAATTTACAACAACTCCCCGAAATGTCGCGATTTGATCCGGTTGCTCTGGTTATTGGTATGCGACCAGGACAAGTATGTAAGATAGAGCGAAAGAGTCCTACATCAATGGTTTCGAATTATTACCGCATTTGTGTATAAATATACTAACTACATACAAATTTGTTTTTTATTTTAGCACGCATTCATTTTATACTGGTTATGTATAAAATGGATAGTTATGAGATTTTTCATAAACGATATGAGGGATTTTCAAATACAGATGCAATTTATACAAAATGCACAACAATTCAACCTGGTTGCGACGACTACAAGTCAGCGGTAGACACGTTGACCGAGTTGAAGGCATCGCAGTCTGGAGAAGGACGCGAATTGGACACAAACGACAAATATAACAAAGTTTATATGAGCGCAATTAATTTAGGAATAGGAATAGCATTAATGGCTGGGTTTATGAAATATTTGACGAATGCATAAACAAAGTTTTTGCATAATGTAATATATAGGATGTTTGATAAAAACGTTATTGTAATTTTTGTGCTGACGTTAATAATATTGTATGTATGGAATTATGATATGCCAGTAGTTGAAGGCGCTAGATTTAACATTCCAATAAACAGAGAACGTGCTTCAATGACAAGGTCTTCAGCAACAGCTTCAGTCGCCGTACCAGCTTCAGTCGCCGTACCAGCTTCAGTCGCAGTACCAGCTTCAGTCGCCGTACCAGCTTCAGTCGCCGTACCAGCTTCAGTCGCCGTACCAGCTTCAGTCGCCGTACCAGCTTCTGTAGCAACAGTTGCTCAAACTCAATTGCCTGTTGATTTCAAAGAAATTCAAATATATTTGGATAAACTGAAAACATATTCCGAAGACGCGCAAAAAATGGCGGATTCTGTAAAGAGCACAACTGAAGAATATTCAAAGGCATATGAAGCAGCATCTAGCAATTTGACGAAGCTATCTGAAGAGGCCACAATAAACGTTGACAAGAGTGAAGAAACCGCAAAAAAAGTAGACGCAATAAATAAAGATATTACGAGTAAAGCAACCGATATACAAGCCCAAGTGAATAGCAATAATATTATAAAAAATGAGATTGTCGCTAAAATTAATGAAATGAAAGATATTGATAAAAATATATTGGACAAATCTATAGAGGTAAAGAATTCAACAGAAATGGCAAATGAATATAAAAATACAGCGGCTGATTACTTACAATCAATGGAACCTACAGGAGCTAGAATAAAAGTTATTCAGACTCTCGTCGAAGGATTTTCGGGATTTAGCCAGTCTGTTTTAGAAGGATATACATTTTTCAGTAAACCTGACAGCACTGGTAAAAACGCTTTTGACTTAGAACAAGCACTTATTCAAGCAATAAACGAATTTAATACAGCATATTACGCGTATCTTTCTGGTAAAACTCAAGGCAATAAAGAATCTCTAAATACAAAAACAGAAAATCTAAATACCAAAATCACCGAATTAGATAATTACATTAAAAGATCTACTTCAAAACCCAAAGTTACAGAAGATGAATTTAACAGAAACCACAATAATATTAAAAACAAATCAACCGAAATAGAAAAATTGCGTACCGATTTAGATACAAAAACGAAAGAAATATTGAATCATAAATCTAATCAAGTAACAGACACAACGATTGCTAGGGATACTGCCGCATACACCACAATTTTATGGACGGCTTTAGCAACTTCTGCGCTTTATTTTATTTTTGTAAAAATCGAATAATAAAAATGATACAATATATTATAATATATCATTTAATGAAGACACAAGCATATCAAAATTTATCAGATATATCGTCTAATAAAAATTATAAACAAACAAATGATCCAAATTATCGATTTTTAAATTTTTTCAATTTAAATGAATCGACTGAATACGTAATCGGAGCATTTAATGATCCCAAAGGGTTTAATTTTACGCCAGAATCCACAATTCAACTTGGTGGAAAACATACTGTTACAAGCTGTAAATTGAATGCGACTGCTTATGATATTAGTATTAATAATATTGATTATCAAGCGAAAAATAACTATGATATTAATAAAGTTAAAATAAAAACACTTAATACACCAATTTCATTAAACAATGTTGTAAACGTAGATTCGTTTAATAAAGCTGAGTCAATAGAGTATACAATTGGAAACACAATTGGAACCACAATAAACCTAGTCAAGTCGATTGAATATTTTGGATACATTGTTTCGTCGGATTCTGGTATTTATAATGTGAATTTAAATACCGAAGTGAATGGTAAAATTATTGCCTGGTTTCAGAGCGGTGCCGAGACTACTTATCGATCATCAAACTCGCACAGAAACACTTTTAGTTCTTCTGAAGTAAAGAATAGTATTTATTTAGCAAAGAATGTTTTTGTTCCGTTTCGTATTCAAATTGAGTTCTCGGCATTAACCACGTTTTCAAACCTTCCTTTTAATATTACATCAACTAGTAATGTTTTTATAACAGATTTTTATATGCTGAAAAGAGATTTAAAAAAACAGGTTGTATTTTCATATCAAAAAGATATAAGCCAATGCAATATATACAGTGATAATAAGTTTGAAAACTACGGTATTGGTAAACAAATATGGGAAACCGGTAAAGAAACCAATGACATCGAGGTTGTGAAAGCGATAGAATGGGAACTTAATCCAGATACAGACACAGTGGGGTTAGATTTTTCTGGTAATGTGGTTTCGTATAATACTAATAACAATATTCTCGCTACTATATTTTCGTCAAATATTACGAATCAGAATCTCAATTTATATTCCAATGTTAACATGTATTTGTCGACTGATACAATTGATCGAATAAGAATTAGGGCAGAACCAATTGATACATCAAAGACCGTTTATAAACTTGGATTAAACCTTGCTGCCGACACAAATGTTGGAACTAATAGTGTTGAAAACCCAGATTGGAAACGATTTATGTACGACAATAATAATCCTCGAAATTTTATTTATAAAGACCTGTCTGCTAATGGTGGAAGAGACCAGAGAATAACCGTGAATAGTCCGATGGTTACGATTGATTCGAATCACTCTGCGCCAGAATGGATGTTAGCTTTAGATAAATCTAGAGATAAACCATACCTTGTATTGTATAAAAATAGATACAGCAAAACAACATATTATGGAATAAATGTAGACCCCAAGACGGGTCGAACATTTTATGCAAACAATAATGATGGCGTAGAATATATTCGAGAAGTCCCGTCTGATTTTCTCAAATACGCAGCATCGAGTGAAGCCTCTACATACAGTCAATTAAATTATAGTAGTTATAATCACTACTACCCACCTAGTGGTACTCCAACTAGCACATCAAACAGTTGTACAGCAGAATGTAATTCTATAAATGACTGCACTCACGTATATGAAGTAAATGGCGGTTGCATATTCGGTACAGGTCAACCAACATATTTACCAAAACAACCTGGAAGTAACTTTAATGGATCAACACTCCACGTAAAACAAAAAGTGTTGGATGAAACCAAAATTCCAACTGATATTTCTTTTAGTAGAACTTATGAAAACACTAACGTACAATCATTTAACACCTACACAATGTATTTACCATTAACGGCAAGCACACGTGCCCAAACGAGCGGAGAATATGAATATATTGGGCTTCAAAATCGTGCGTTTGGTTCAACAACAACACGATACAATCCATTTCAAGCAGAATCGTCTTTTAATATTGTTAATCCAATTGGTATGAAAGAAGGATATACATCATTAGCGCAGGGTGCCTCCGGAAATATAAATACAAATATTTTAACACAACTTCAGGGTCTAAGTGGTGAATTTGTTTCTTATGTAAATCAACAACAGCAGGTTATGACAACTGCAACCGATATTTCGGCGGCGATTGTCGATATTAATAGAAAATACGCTACTATGGCAAATGATAATATAAAGTATGATTTTACAACAGGAAAAATTAATTCTTTGGAAGATGATTATACTTTAGCTACTGCGCTATTAGATGACAATAAAATCTTTTTAGAAGAACATTCAAATTTAAAAATTGTCGGAACTATTACTTTGGCTACATTGTTAATATCGGCAATATTCATATCGCGATAATAAAATATGATTTGTTGATAGAATTACTATAATTTTATTGTTATTATATATAATTATGGCTAACTATGTTGATTTGAAAAATCTAATAGATTTACAAACAGTTTTTATTAATAGTGCGGGCGCTCTCACCGACAGCGGGTTAACCGCAACAAATGAGCTTGATATTAATTTAGCTGGTCTTTCACAATCATTACAAGATTCTACTGCTGCAATCGGACCAACATTAACATACCAAACCGAGGTTCAAAGTGTGTTAGATAGAGAAAGAGCGCGTCTTGAAGCAAAAAAAAATGGAATGGATGAGACATATCAAGGCCAACAAAGAATGGTAGACTTAACTAATAGTCAAACCAAGAAAACCAAGGCTTATAATCTGATTTTGATTGTTGCCGTCATTACATTTTTGGTAGTTTTAGGAATAAAACAGGTTTACGACAATGGAATTATTCCGAATACGGTGCTTGATATTATGAATATTGTAATATTATCTGTCGGTATGATTTACTGCGTTGTGTTGTATATGGATGTTTATAATCGCAGCAATATGGATTTTGACCAAATTACATTGGACCAACCGTATCGAAAATCACAGGCGGAAATTGATGCTGACCGTGCAAACCAACTAGCCAGCGGTCAGTTATCTGACGCGACTGCAGGTGCAAATGCTGGGTGCGCAGGTGCGCAATGCTGCCCGGTTGGTTCAACTTTTAATGAGTTTAATAAAATTTGCGTTCCAAATGTTGCCCCACTTGGTTCTAATACTAATGCAAAGGCATTTTACGATCCTTCTACTAGAACCATTGCGTGGAGAAACCCCGCAACAGCCAGCCCAGGATGCGTAACAGCAGACAAATACGACCCTCTCACATTAGCATGTAAAGTTGTCGCTCAAGGATTTGAAACAATGAATACTTCAGCTGGCGCTCAACCATACACGCCATGTGAATTTAGCCAGTATAATGCTTACAATCGTTGCGGAACATCTGCGATGTAATCAGTAATTAACCCTTCTTCTTATATACTATATATACGCTATATATAGTATAATATCTAATGGTTGACGTAGATATATTATCTCAAACAGCATTAGTTAATGACGAAATAAACAGTCTTCAAATAAGTAAAAACAAATCAGAACGCCTTGAATATTATTCCGCCCAAAAAGAAGTTCTTCTTACTTATGTAAGGCATGTTTTATTCATCCTCTATTATATTGTTTTCGCAATGATGTGTTTGGCGCTTATTACTAAGAGACAAGAGTTTGGTCTAATGTTTGTGGTTATAATACTCATATTTTTTGGCGTTTTCCCATTCTTTGTTGATTATGTTGCGACATATGCGTATTACAGATGGCTCGATATTATGCACTACTTCTATTCGGGAAATGCAATATATTTATATCAGCCTCCAAAATAATTAAACAGTATCATCTTCCACCTTATTTGCGTGCGGATTATAGGTCCCCATCGAAATCGCATTCACCATATTCATCCTCTCCATTGATTTAGCAAATGCCGTCTGTTTCTCAAGCCCCGCAAACAAATATTCCGTATTGGGACTCACCTCATTTTTCTTGATTTGACTATAAATATCATTGATGTTTTTTATAGCCAACTCCACGACGCGTTTGTCTGAAATCATCTCTACCACCGCATCCACATTCTCGGTACAAAGAGACACCGCAAAATACAGCATATACCGACGTTTTTTCCCACATGCATTCGTATAATGAAGCGAAAACAGTGTAAAAAGCGAAGTCATTGTCCGTTCCAAGAATGGATTCCCAGTCTCTTTAACATAGTTAAATAAGGTATCCCAAATCAACCACACCACGTCTCTGGTCAGTTTATTTTCGACGGTCACAAAATTGCGGCGCACACAATAACATGGCTCTTTTTTCTTACGACACATTGCGTCAAACTCGAGCACCCATTCAATCCAATAGCACGCAAAGACCGTATTTTTCTTGGTTTGCGAGATATTATAGGCAAACTCGTTCATCGGGATGAAAATCTCTTTAGGGTCGCCAGACATAAAAATAGGGGTAATAAAATTAGTATTGGGTGCTTTTAGCCGTTCAGTCATTTGTGTGATGTCGAATTCTTCCACCCTATTTATTTTTATGACTTCAAAACTGTGTTTCTTAGAGGAGAGCGTCAAAACACTAATCACTTCGGCAAACAAATTGCGTATGGTATAGTTGTTGCGAAGATCCAATTCAAATAGATATTGCCCATCAGTGATGAGTTGTTTAAAAACATTGAAGCGTTTTTCGATATAACAAACCAGCTTAGGATTACCAATATGGATGTGTTTTGCGCAATAATAGAGGATATTTTCCCATAGCTCTAGGTAATGCCCAGCACAAACAAGCTCGGCGCCCCAATAACACGCAGGCTCAATCTTACCTTTCAGCATATTATCGATAAATTGGTTTTTAACTTCGGTCTTTTTATAATTGGAGAAACTGACGCCTTTTAATTCGCTCGGTGTGCGAACATCATTTATTTCATGTAAATTCATAGTAGTGTATATCTTATGAAAATTTTAAGTTTGTTTATATAATGATTATAGTAAAAGTGAATGCAATTGTAAAATAAAATGTTTCAAAAATATATAATGAACACGGCTGTAATTATTTTAGGTGTATTATTAATTGTTATAACGTATTTAGTTTTCTTTGTATTTACTGGATCGCAGTCGTTAACAGCGAAAGTTGATTTAGGAAGCCAACAAACCGAAATTTCGTCTGTCGATATATCCGACCCTGGCTCTGTAAGATACTCATTTGAGACGTGGGTGTATGTGTATCAATTTGACGGCACAGGTGGAAAACGGTTGTTTTCTCGAGGAAGCACAAGCACGGGCACGAGCCATAATAAGAACATTGGTCTTAAATTTGGTGATACATCACCAACATTGAATTTGGAATATACTGTTTTCGGAACTGTTGGAAATGCTGCTGGACAAATATCAGCAGCAGCAGACAAATACAAAACTCTCGCAATTTCCAAAAACTTCCCCATTCAAACATGGACACATGTTATTGTAAGTGTGGACAACAACTACATTGATGTTTACATGAACGGTAAATTAGTAAAGTCAATTAACGTTACATTAGAAGCTCCATCAACATCCAGTCCAATTGTATATGAAACACCCAAGGCATATTTAGCAAAGTTTGTTAGAAATACTTATCCAATTGATCCTCAAACCGCATGGGACCATTATTCATCTGGAAACGGCATGTCGAGTTCAATAAGTTCTATGATAGGCAATTATGGTGCAACAATAGTTTTCAATAAAGATGCTGCGGAATACTCAAAACTCCAGCTATTTTAAAGCGCCGAAGGCGCATAAGCCGAAGGCGCATAATCCGAAGACAAAGGTGACCATTAAAGTCAACTAAGACAAAGTCTAAGCAAATGATAATAAACAAATTATTATCATCAAGTTATATACCAATCACGACACAATAAAATATAGAATATATTTATAGTAGTTATATATAAATATGGCCAATCCAGAATCAAGTGGACTTCAATTACCAGATACAAGTAAAATAACAGATACAATTTCCGATACAGTAGGTAGCGCAACACAAGGTATAACAGATTCAGTTTCAAATCTTAAAACCAACCTCAATGATACCCTCAGCGATTTTTCATCAAAAAGCGCAGTTGATGCTGGCTCTGAATTTCTCGAATCCAATACAATTGTCGCCAAATTTTCATTTATTATTTTGGTGCTAATCGGATTTTTGTTTTTGTTTCGAATTGGAATGGTTGCATTGGCGTATTTTTTACAGCCTTCTGAGTCGCCATATTTAGTAAAAGGTCTAATTAATGGAAATGAATCCATTACTATTCCGCAAAATTCATTTGATAACAAATCAACAATTTTGTGGTCTTCCAATCAACAAACTGGAATCGAATTCACCTATAGTGTTTGGGTTTCATTTGCTAAGTCTGGCGATACTACTAAATTTAACCATATTTTCAGTAAGGGAAGTTATGATCTATCTTCAAATGGAATGAATTTAGACAGTAATGCTCCTGGCCTGTATGTAAAGTATGGAACAGACGGATCAACATCTTTGCGTGTAATAATGGATACACTTAAGAAAACCACTCCTACAGCTGGTTCGGTTCATGGCGTGACTGTTGACATTTCTGGAATCCCATATAAAAAGTGGGTAAATGTGATTATTCGAGGTCAGAACCGAATTTTAGACATTTATGTAAACGGTGTTTTAACTTCACGCAAGGATTTAGTAGATGTGCCGCGCCAGAACTACGGTGATGTATTTGTGTGTCGTGATGGTGGGTTTGCAGGCCAGTTGTCTGATTTACGATACTTTGCTAGTGCTCTCAATGTGTTTGAAATTAACAATGTTGTGGGCGCTGGACCCAATCTCACAACAAGTGACTCGACAACCGCACCATCGGGTTCTTCAAACCCATATTTCTTGTCTTCGCTCTGGTATAAAGCAAATATGTAAAGATAAAACAAATAAGACCGAATTATTTGTTTTATAGAGATACAGTATAATTATGGCTGAAGCAGAAATATTGGCTGGATGCTTAACTAGTCAGCAAAATTTAAGAAATTCCCGTCTTTTCAATGTTCCACCTTTTCGATACACACCTGTCTCGCCTTATAATGGAACAGTCACACAATTTGACTTGGATATGCGCCGCAAAGCCGAAGTGCTCAAATACAATAAAAACACAAATGGTAAACTTACAAAAAAACAGAATTGGACGCAAACTGTCGCGGGTAGTCTCCAGCGCCGCACTTATTCTCAAACCGCAATTCAAACCATCATATCTGGTGGTGTTTGCGATGATATAAATCGGATACCCATACCAACTACTTCATCCGGCGTCCCTGGTCCTGTAATGAATCTGTATTATGACCCATCCATCCCACTCTATAATTACAGCACGCTTTCTAATGCGTATGGTACTGAAAATTACGAAGAAACTGAAATGTGGTTGACTAAGTCTGACGCCGACATTCTTAGTTTGAATCCAACAGTTTTCACGCTAAATATTCGCAAACCAATTGATAAAACATTCTATAAATATTCGTTTGAAGTGCCCGTTGCTCTATACATAAATGGATACAGTTATGCTAATGATGTATGTGGTAATTTCACAGCCACTATTGACGCACCAACAATATCAGTCTCTTATGGTGGTCAACCATTTACTCTCAGCACAACGCCATTAGTAAATACAACAAATATGATAACTGATATTAGTGGAATTTCGAATTATGATATTTCAGGGGCATTCAACGGCGCAATATATCTAGGGACAATTGTGGTTTCAAACTTGGTTTTGCTTACAAATCCAGGAAGCACGTATGACGTAGATTTCAGTTATATTATTTCAACGACCAATACAAATATATCCACTATTTCAGCTTCTATGTACACGAATGCTGGAGCTATATTTGCGACATCCAACGTGCTTGAAAATTCAATGAAGTTCAATACATTCCCTTCGTCCGCATATAAGCCCCCTTTAATACTAACTGGAGAATAGTTGATTACTGAATCAACAATGGCAAATCCTCATCTGTATCAAGTGGTTTTAACAAATTTGTTAAAGTGCGATTTCGCTGTAACAACTCGTCGTAATTGATTGATTTCATATCAAACTGTAATTCATCACATCGATTCCGCATCGAATAAAATATCATTTCAATTAGAGCAATTACAAATGGTAAATACATGAATTTTTCTTTGCGCTCGGAACTACTATAAATAATCTTGTCGAAAAATGCGACTGGGTTGTATAATAGCATTACAGGTTCCAGTGTATTTGTAAAATTATTTTTCAAACTCGCCATTTTTTCAGTCGCGCCTTCATAGTACACATTAAAGGCTATAAAAATCATTCGTATTCTGGACATACACAGAGCATAGTCTAAATCTGGAACCGTACAATCGAGTGTATTGCATAGCTCTTCTAACCAAACAATCTTATATATATCGTCGTTTTCTACCACATTCAAATTTTCATATAATTTTTGGGTTTTGTTGTGATTCAATAGCAACTTATCGATTCGTGTTCGCTCGTTCCAAAGGTTTCCCAGCGATAAATGGATATATTCCCTTGTAAAATTATAATATTTATCAATGTATTTTTCTTGTTCTTCAATCCCGTGCGAAAAATATTTGATTTGGTTAGAAATTTCCTCTTTTTCATCTTTAGAAAAAATGAGGTTTGTGTATTTACCCCCGCGAACATTTTCAACGCCGTAAACGTGCATATAATGTAGTACTAACCCATTGATATTATATGGTAAAATATTTGTGTATGTGCGTAATATTTGGACTGGTTCATAGGCTTCATCAAAACTTAAAATAGAATGGCGGAATTCAAGAAAAAGGTCCATTGATGACTTATTGTCTATATTGCGGGACTTTGGATATAAATATCGCATTCCATTTCGTAATTGAAAAACGTAGATTGTGTATAAATTTGATTCCATAATGTAAAACATAGTAAAAGTATTTATTATGTTTTGTGATATTATTTATTGGGGATTGGGAATTCCTCCAGCAAACGTGGCTGGGTTTACACACGCCGCCTGCGACGGAAACACTTGACCAGACATACATTTGTCGCTTTCTTCAACTGCGACGCAGCCTCTACGCCCCTCATATTCACCCACCAAGCACCAGCCTGCCTTTCCTGATGTGATTGGGTTTTGAATTGGGTTTGTAGTAGCGTCTGGTTGCGGTTCCGAATACTGAATGGGTCCTACGTTAAGCGCACTGTCTAGACCCTGGGCGGTTTTGGGGTTGACATGTCTGCGACTAGCGTCCTTTAAAATTGTCCCTACAGATTGTAGGGAGCCTTCGGCGACCTCCACACCGGTTTTTGCGACATCACCAACCACGTCGGCGGTCTTGTTAATAACACTGCCGGTGGTGTATCCAAAAATAGAGAGAATTTGGGCAAACATCGGTCCAAAAATAGAGATAGCACCATCTATTATTCCACCAGCAACAGTCAGAATATTTATTCCTAAAAATGATAATCCGAGAAGGACAATTAGAATAATGATGATGGTTTGGTTTTGAATGCCGAGTGTAGAATCGGGTGTGGATTCTAAAGTAGGCATTGTGGGTAAATTTGGTAAAAATCCAGTTTTCTCTTCTGTAGTTTCCATTATACGTCCTTATATATATGATATAGATAGTTCGTTGGTATTTGTAAAGTGCGTTCTAAATAAATATTTAATTTAAATGGATAGTATAAAATGGGATCTTTATTTTTATTTATAAGTTTAGCAGTTTTGGTTGGAATTGTTGGATTATTGGCGTATTATTTTAAAAGCAGACTTGCAGAGGTTGAGAGCAAAAATTTGAAATCTTTAGAAATCATAGAGGGAATGTATTCGCAGCAGCAGCAAATGAAACAGTATATATTAGGTGGTGGTTTTAAGCAACAGCAACAGCAACAACAAGACTCTAGTCAATATGATGAGCGAATAAAGATTGTATTGGAAGAAGATGATGATGACGAGGAAGAAGAAAGCGACGATGAAGAAAGTGATGACGATGAAGAAGAAGAACATAGTGATGACGAGGAAGAAAGTGATGGTGACGAAGAAGAAGAAGCAACCGAGGTAAAGAAGATTTCAGTAGATATGTCTTTTCCTGCCGAATTTGAAATAGATATTGACGAGGAAGAACCAGAATATATACCGGAAGATGAACCAGAGGTTAATATTGATGAAGAGTTTAATCAGACTGAAGAAATTGTCGTAAATAAACTTGACGAAGCGAAGCACTGTGAAGCGAAGCACTGTGAAGCGAAGCACTGTGAAGCGGAGCACTGTGAAGCGAAGCACTGTGAAGCGGAGCACTGTGAAGCGGAGCACTGTGAAGCGAAGCACAATGAATCGGAGCACAATGAAGCGAAGCACTGTGAATCGGAGCACAATAATGATGATATTGATTTTGAAATTACCGCCGTCAAAACAAACGACAAAGACAATTACAAGAAAATGAGTATCACTGCCCTCAAAAATGTCCTACATAGTAGAGGGATTGTTACAGACATCGCCAAATTAAATAAAATGAAGAAGAGCGAAATCATTGATTTGCTTCTAGTTGCTTCATTCGCTCAATAAATATCATACTTTGAATACGCCTAAGTATGATAAGATTTACATCTTTATAAAAGGGGCAACTCGTTTTGCCTCTAGTTGTTCCCTAGATAAATAGAGAGATTTCATATCAGTCTCCAAATATCCAATTGGCTTGGTTTCATCATTCACCGATTTGAATAAATATGGCGCACCAACAACGGCGGTTCGCTCATTTGGTTGTAAAATTTGGTCAACAAATCGCTCATAATATCCAACATCATTGCTGGCGTTACGGAAATCTTTCTCCATAATTTGACGGGCATTCTTAATCATATACTGACGGTATTGGGCATTATTCACAACTCCGATGTCTTTTACAATCGAGTTATGAAGAAGAGTTTCGGAACGAGACCCCGCAATAATAGAACGCCCGTCATTCATTAGAGGCGGATATCCAGGATATTTATTGTTTGAAGAATACCCTAAATTAGATTGAGGAATTGTCTCTTTTATAACAGGATAAGCGCATTCCATTGATTCGCCTTGTAGAAATGAAAACATTTGTATATACATCAACAATATATTATTGGGTCATAAGGACCACACCGATTGGTTAATGAATAAGGACCACACCTTCGAGATCATTCCTTACATTGGTGGTTCGTTGTATTTGTTGTAAGCATATTGGTATTTTATATCTTCACCGATTAGAGGTGTGCTGCTATACATCAAATTACATACACCACCCGACAATCCACGCTCCTGACCAATATATACCAAATCATTTATTTTGAAACTGTCGTCATTTACATTGCGTTTTACAGTATGTTCCAATTTGCCGTTTACAAACAAATCGATGGAAGATTTATCATAGTTAAACACAACATAATTCCACTTTTGTAGAGGCATAATAAATTCGTGGTTTTGCGCTCTATTGAAATACGCCTTAAATGTATTAGTTTTTCCATTAAAAACTAGACGTGGGTGGAGTGTTGTAAATTCAAAAATGGTCGCCTCATCATTGTATGGATATTTATTGGGTGGCTGAGACACAATATATACCCAACCCGAAATCGCAAATTTGTTATTAATAATTAGAGGGGTTTTCAAAAGGTCATTTGATTTGGTTGAACCACCAACTAAATCTACATAGGTTTTCAATGGTTTCTTCATATTTATTGGAACCGGATCTTTTACCAACATAGTGCCGTTTTTCGTAATAGAGGCCGTCATCAATCTCGGTAAATATATGTATGATAAAATCAATAGTATTTCAATAATAAACAGCACAAACACAACATTGGGGGTAGACTTGAATTCGCCTAATAAATACTCTATGAAATCACCAATCAAGCATGGAATAAAGAAAATCAATTGTATAAAAAAGCCAGACCATCCTGCTGATTCCGACGTATTTATTCTTTCAATAGCAGTTCTAAATACAATTGCTAATATTACCAATACTATTAACGCCTCTAAGAACCGAAACATTGTGAATGCAGATTTGATTTCTAAAATGGAAACTTCTTTTGAAATATAAAGGTATATTCCGACCGCCACTAAAATAAGTGCTCCTGTCGCAAACATAATTTCATAACGAGAAATAGAGATGGTTGCGGTTTTTTCAAAGAAATTCTTATAAGTCCATAGTCCAACTGCTACCAAAGGTATAAAAATAATAGATAAGTAAAAATACTGTTTTGAATATAATACGTCTGGTTTATTCGTCATATAAAAAAAAATTAATAATAAATATGTCGCAATACCAATCGCATATAGGTTTTGTTTACCACAATCTGTAAATTTATTTAGAATTGTTTTTATCACGTCCATCACAACCTTATATATTTACAGAACAAAACAAAGCGCGTTTATAAATTCTCCATTGTTGTTTTGCGTCCGTGACATTCGCGACACAATGCTACTAAATTATCCACGTGGTTGCTGCCTCCATATTCCAGGCGGATTTTATGATCGACCTCAAACCATGCCGACAATTGCTCCCCACAATCGCCACATTTCCAATTTTGTCGACTAGCTACAAACTTCTTTTTGGTTTCACTTACTGACCGTTTTGTCGCCTTTTTCCCCGAGTTCACAATGCGGTTTATATTGTGGTCTTCATGGTGTGGTGGTATGCCGCTCACAGGATACGCATATTCGTCACCACTGTTACGAATGTTCTGTTTTGCCGTAAAATCCAAGATGGGACTCAACATACTAGAGGTTTCGCGATCAATCGGCAAATACTTTATGTATTCATTTGACCCCCTCAATATGTCGTTGGCTTTTGAAGGAAATTTCTTGAAAAGCGTATACATCATCAATCCACCTAAAGCAATTCCCGCCATTTTATAATATTTCTGATTTGTCTGAAGCAGCTTCCAATATTTTCCATCTGTATACACATTCGCTATTAAAAACGCAGTTATACCAAATATTATTAATTCTATGCGCATCCTCTATATAATATGGTGGTTTTATTCCGCCCAAAAACAATATATTAGAAATACACACAACAATATGAACGCAACGTGAATATAATAACGTTTGACTTTCATTTCTTTATGGAGATGCAGTTCTTTGGGAGCATATTGCGCAAAATAATTCTCCATCATTTCGTCCATCGACATCTCGTGTTTTCCAAGCAACACATTGTATTTATTATGGATGAAGTTTATCCATCGCAAAAGCGAATCTTTGCTCGACAAATATGGCGTCACAGGATACTTATCCAGCATCACACTAAAGTTATTACCCATATCTTCGTCTGGAATAAAGAGCGGTATATTCTGGAAAAAATCGTAATATTTGCGTTTTGAAACTTCATTGGGGTAATCAGGATACGTCATCGCAACGGTAGTCAAGAAAAACCAATATTGCGGACCCCACACTTTCGAATCTAAATACATAACACAAAGTATATAAAAATAATAACATAAATAACCTAATCAGATTCCGAATGGAATATAATACTTGCAATAATTGTGGAAAAAAAGGACATATATTTAGTCAATGTAAAATGGCGATTACTAGTATAGGCATAATAGCCGTGCGTAAAAACCCGGCAACAAACGAATACGAGTATTGTATGATATGCCGCAGAAATACTCTCGGATTCATGGATTTCATACGTGGAAAATATTCAGTTTATAATCAATATCATATCACAAATATGATTAAACAAATGACGGAGACAGAAAAGAAGATGTTGAAGATGATGGAATTTGATGATATATGGAATATTGTGTGGGGGAATCCAAAACGGACGAGCATTCAACACAAGAATGAAGAACAAACATCGAGAGAAAATTTCAATAATTTACGGAAAGGCGTGTTGCTCGGACCACCGGGATTGAAACACCCGGATGAAACCCAATACTGTAATAAAATTATTGGATATAATTTGAATTTATTGATAGATAATTGTGATGCTTATTGGGAAGACGCCGAATGGGGGTTTCCAAAAGGTCGTCGCAATTTCAATGAAAATGATTTGGATTGCGGTTTAAGAGAATTTTGCGAAGAAACCGGGTTTGTATATTCTAAGGAAAAATGCAATATTATTAATAATATTTTTCCTTTTGAAGAGATATTTATTGGATCTAATTATAAATCATATAAACACAAATATTTTCTGATGTTTGTGGATTATGATTACTCGCAGACATCTTTCAATGTGGTTTCTCCAAATTATGAGGTGAGTATTATACAATGGAAAAACATAGAAGATTGTTTGTCTTCAATACGGTCATATAATTTAGAAAAGAAGGCAATGATTTCTGGTGTGAATCAAGTATTAACGCAATATGTTTTCAAATAGTATATTGAATGTCTGGTGTTTGCGTTGGCTTATTTGTAAATATATGTATCTAATATATACATATATTATGGAATCGACTGTGGTAAATAGTGATCCAAAACCGCATCCCAAAAAAAGAACTAAAAAGAAAATAGAAGGAAATAGCGGTTCTGTATCAAAACCAACTCGAAAAATTACAAAAACAAAAATTAAAAATAAGGGCGATAAAGCAAAAGCTGACGCTGAAGAAGCAAAAGCTGACGTTGAAGAAGCAAAAGCTGACGTTGAAGAAGCAAAAGCTATAGCTGTAGCTCAAGCAGAAAAAGACGCTATAGCTGATGACAAGATTTACGTACCAATGTTAGAACCTGAAAAAAGCAAATCCAACGATGCTTTACAAAAGCTGGAAATAGAGGAACATACAGATTTGAAAACCTCAGAAAAAAACCCACACATTGACGCTCTATATCCAACAATGAACGATCCGTTTTTTAGCGATAAAATATCACGCCGACGCGAATACACATACATGACTTATGACGGCGATATACGCAACATCGAGGAATTCTCCAATTATTTATGTAAAAATCCAATTTTTGAATTGATGCCTCACCAATTATTTGTGCGAAATTTTATTTCACGAAACACGCCTTACAATAGTATTCTTTTGTACCACGGCCTTGGTTCAGGGAAAACGTGCTCTGCAATCGGTATTGCCGAAGAATTGCGCGAATACGCAAAACAAACTGGGTCTTCACAACGTATTATGGTTATTGCCTCTACGAACGTCCAGGACAACTTCCGTCTTCAACTCTTTGACGAGCGAAATCTGAAGGAAGAAAATGGAAATTGGACGATAAAATCATGTATTGGGAACAAATTGTTGAAAGAAATTAATCCCACTGGTGAAAAGGGGCTGAAAGCCGAAGACATCATATCCCAAGCAAACAACATCATCAATGCAAATTATGCGTTTATGGGTTATTTACAGCTAGCCAACTATATCATCGAGCACGTTACGGTTCCCACAACAGCCTCTTATACTGCCGCCCAAAAGAGAGAGCTTGAAATACAAAATATCAAGAAATTTTTCAACAATCGGCTCATTATTATTGACGAAATTCATAATATCCATCTCAACAACTCTAAAAACAACGAAAATAAAATCGCCAAACTCCTTCTCAAAGTGGCCAAATACGCAGACAATATGAAATTGGTTCTTTTGTCGGCCACGCCAGTATATAATTCAGTCAAGGAAATTATATGGCTCACAAATCTGATGAACGTTAATGATAATCGCGCCGAGATAGATGTAGGGGACGTTTTTGCCGCCGACGGGAGTTTTGTTAAGGCACGAAAAGGACGCGAATCAGGCGACGAATTGCTTCGCCGTAAACTCACCGGTTATGTATCCTATGTTCGAGGTGAAAATCCATACACGTTTCCGTTCCGCGTATACCCCGAATTCTTTGCACGTGAGAAGACATTCTTGGAAATGGAATACCCCTCTAAGACACTATCAAATAAACCAATTAGAGAACCATTAAAACATTTGAATGGTCGCCTTTATGTGAACCAAATCGGGTCCGAACAAGAGCGCGGCTACAAATTCATAGTTGAAAATATGGTGAGACTTTCAAAGCGCAAGGGCGATAACCTCTATTTCCTTGATGAAAGCACCAATATGAAAGAACCTGATTTTGAAAATATGGAGAGTTATGGATATTCCGAATTACAGGCACCCCTTCAAGCCCTTATTATGATGTATCCGTCGCCTTTGTTGCGGCGCAATGCCGACGAAGATGCCGACCCCGTCTCAAAAGAAATGTTTAAGGAAATTTCCAAACAAATCATCGGCAAAGATGGGCTGCGTTCTACAATGGATTTTGTAGAGGAACAAACCGAAATTGAACTTAACGCTGCTGCCTCCGAGGAGCGCCAAACTCTCACCGTTTTCAAAAAATACAACTTTGAATATAAGAAGGGCGTCGAACGCATTTTTCACCAAGAACATCTACATAAATATAGTAGCAAGATTGCGAATATTTGCGATTGTATTCGCAAGTCACGCGGGATTGTATTAATATACACACAATATATTGATGGCGGAATTGTACCAATGGCGCTGGCCTTAGAGGAGATGGGATTTACGAGAACTGGAACCTCGCAACATGGGCAAGCCGTCCAGCCTCTATTCAAAAAACTGACGACACGTAATGTTGGACCGCGGACCCAAATGGAACCCTTGAATGCGGTTGATTTACGCCATCAATCTCAAGTGAATAAATCCGAATTTTCGCACGCAAAATATATGGTTTTAACAGGCGATAAGTATTTTTCATACAATAATGCAGAAGACGTGAAAATCGCAACTAGTAAAGAAAACGTAGAGGGACGCAATGTGCGTGTGATTCTGATTTCAAAAGCGGCATCGGAAGGTCTGGATTTCAAATCTATTCGACAAGTCCACATTTTGGATCCGTGGTATAATCTGAACCGATTAGAACAGATTATTGGACGAGGTGTGCGAAATATGAGTCATTGTGGATTGGATTTTAAAGAGAGAAATGTAGAGGTGTATCTACATGCGACCACTTTGACCAATAAAACGGTGGAATGTGCCGACCTCTATGTTTATCGATATGCCGAGAAAAAGGCGGTCGACATCGGCGCTGTAAATCGTATTATGAAGACCGTGTCTGTCGATTGCGTGCTGAATATTGCACAATCAAATTTTACATGTTCTATTTTGAACGGCAAAGATGAGAATTGCGACAAATCAGTCGGACGAAAATTGTCGGACAAACAGCTGAGCGACATTGCGGCAAATCAAGAAATCAAAATACGTTCCTCTACGAATCCCGACCCAGAAGGCAAACCTTTTTTGATTGGAGACCGACCGTTTACTGAGGCATGTGATTATATGGAATGTGATTACAAGTGCCCTGCACCAATTAAAATGGGACCCATCATAGAGGCGACATATCATAAGGATATTATAACAGCAAATAATACAATAATAATACAAAAAATCAAGGAACTTTATGCGGTGGAAGGTCATCCACTCGCATTTCACAGGAGCGTAATTACCAAACTCATAACAGCCTCTAAGAACAAGTTTGAAATAGACCCAAAAATAAATCCAAAAGAAATTGACTTTGCTCTTACAGCCATCATAGAGAACCCCACAGAAATACTAGTTGATAATTTAGGCCGAACAGGACGGCTTATAAATCGCGGTAATTATTACATTTTTCAGCCAGTTGAACTACGGGATAATCAATCCTCTATACTGGATTCGTCGTTGCCGGTTCAGAACAAGGCAAGCCATATTAATTTTGAAATAGAAAATGCTGTTTTACCAGAAGCTGAAGTCGAGTCTGAAATAGCAGCAGCAACAGAGTCATCAGCATATACAAAAATCTTAGAGGAGTTCAAAACTAATCTTGATTATGTAAAAAACGTGGAACCAAATATTATACCACCAAAGAACTTGGATTGGTATATCCATTTGAATTCGCTTGGGAAACCTCAAACAAAAACCAAAGAAAATCCAAATCCACCACCACCAACGCGTTCCAAAGAATACATTAAAGCCACATTCGGAATCACAGACGCCGAAATAGAGAAGTATGCGGTATTTCATATGATTGATACATTGTCTCATTCGAAAAAGCAGACTTTGGCGAAATATGTAGCGCAAAATACGAACCCTGTTGTTGAAGGATTAGACACTTATATTTCCCAATATTTTGAACCTCTAATATTCAAGTCGGAAGGAGTCATCAAAATATTGTTGGCCAAACAAAACAAAAACACTATGCTCACAAAAGAAGATGGTGAAGAATGGATGGAAGAGAACCCCGAAGACGACTCACAATTTAGAGCCGAAGTATTGAAGCGTTTTCGACAAACCAACTTTAGCAATTTCTTTGGATTCATCGGCGACTTCGAGAAGAAAACGATTCATAACATGGTTTTCAAAATCAAGCGAATGAGTCAGACACGAAATAACACAGGAGCATATCTACAAAATTATATCAAAAAAACCGTTATTGAGAAACTAAATTACGTGATTGGAACAGTCGCAAAAACGGTGCGTGCAAACCCCTCCAAATATGAGGGCACCACGGCGAGCAAAATATATGAAATCGCAGCGGAAATCAAAATCAATGAGAAAGAAGGCACTGTGGAAAATCCAAAATACACAGACGATAATACCGATATTTCCCAAGTTGCTGTTGCCGGTTTAATAGAGGTTGTTATGCGGAAACTAAATGACGAAGACATTGATGGAAAAACATGGTTTCTTAATGCGGAAGAAGGAATAGTCAATAAAGTAGAAGTCATGTAAAATTGAAGGCTTAAAGTATTTTTAATAATTATATAAACCCAATCTCATAATAATATATAATTATTTTATAAAATGGAACAACAAGAAGGACAAACCAAATATGGCGTATACGTGCGCTCAATGTTGAATACAAAGGTCGCATTGAAAATCACAGAAGTCGGTAAAAACGTCGGATCCAATCTACAGAAACTCATTGTATCAAAAACGGAGGGCAAGTGTATTCCAGAGGGATATATTCGCCCCAGCTCAGTAAAAGTTATGGCGCATTCAAGCGGTAAAATCAAGGACGACCACGTGGAGTTCGAAGTGATGTATGAGTGTTTGTTGTGTTATCCCGTGGTAGATATGGTGGTGGACTGTACAGTAACAAACGTCACACACGCGGGCATTCATTCGCATGTTAAGGACAAGGATAGCGATAATATTCCAATTACAGTGTTCATTGCGCGGGACCATAATAACACAAACAGGGCGTTTAATGTGGTCAAAGAAGGTGCTGAAATAGAGGCGCGTATTATTGGAGTCAGATTTGAGCTCAACGACCCATCAATCACGGCAATCGCAATGTTAGAGGAAAAGCGCAGAAGATAGGAAAAATGTTTTATTAAAAGATATAAATGGATTGTCCTCTATATCTTTATCCAATGTTAGACGAGCAAGTTGATTTAAACGCAATAAAAGATAAGATTGAACGGCTGGGTAAGAACCACCAATTAGAAATCCTCAGCATCTTGAAGAACACGGCTGGTGTAAAATTAAACGAAAATAAAAACGGTGTCTTTGTGAATATGTCTTTTTTATCGAGAGAGACGCTTGTCGAATTAGAGAAATATGTGAAATATGTATGCGACCAAGAGAAGACGCTTAACGATCTGGAAATACAGAAACAGGATTTCAAGAACACTTTTTTTACGTCGACCGAAGCATAAAAAACAAATGTGGAATTTATAGTGTTTATATAGTGATAAATCGTTCGGGCTTCGCATTGCGTATGATGGATGTGCGTAGACTGTTATAAGTGTTTATGATGGCGTGATGTGTATTATAATCAAGCTCACAAATAACCTCTACATCTCTTATATATGCAATCATTATTTCGCTGTGTGTAAACTCGCAACTGTGGTGTCCAGTCAAACATACCTCTACCACATCGCTATCGGGATACATGGGATTTTGGTGATCCCATTTTCGGTATATGGTTATTTCAGGAATTACTTTACGATAAGCAGCGCTAGATACACAGACGAGCAATCCAGTTCTAGGATTTCCTCTTTCAAATATAATAGCATAGTCGCCGATTTTCATTTCAAAGACATATTTATTTCCTTTTGTGTTTTGTTCGTCAAATTCGAGGTCGCCTTGAGGGCATTTGTCGCGCGAGTGATAACCAGCACAAATAATAGCGTTGGTTCTACGGATAGTATTGAATTCATTTGTTGCGGCGGCCCATGGGCTCTGTCGTAAACTCCATTTAACTTCGTGTTGCGGCATTTTATTAATAATTAATGATTTTATAATTATTAAACACATATCTTTCAATTTTACCGATAAAATATAAAATTGAACACTAAATTTCTAAAAAATAAAAAGCATAATAATGTATAATAATATTCAATAATGGAATACGAAAATAAATGCCCGATTTGCTTCGTCCAAATGGACGAGGACACAATAACTATTCACGAACAGTGTGATCAAAATAAATGTAAACAGTGGGCGCATACTTTTCATGCAGCCTGTATAAATATGTGGATTAATTCATGTATTAATAGACAAGTATATCCAACTTGTCCCGATTGTAAAGAAAAAATACCAATAGACAAAATATCGGATGAGTTGAAAGAAACCGCACAAACCCTTCTTGAAGAGGAAGAGGAAGAGGAAGAGGAAGAGGTTGCTGAAGAGGAAGAGGTTGCTGAAGAGGAAGAGGTTGCTGAAGATGAAGAGGTTGCTGAAGAGGAAGAGGTTGCTGAAGAGGAAGAGGTTGCTGAAGATGAAGAGGTTGCTGAAGATGAAGAGGTTGCTGAAGATGAAGAGGAAGATTTGATGCCCGATTATATAATTACCGCAAACAGTCGTCTTGATCGGATACAGACACACGACCAAGTCCCATTCTTGGGTGTAATGGTTTGTATAGACGGTCGACACATATTGACCATATCAAATTTGTTACTAGATTTGCGCATTGGTTCTACAATCGGCCAATTAAAAACCAACCTTCTCCGACATTCAGACAATATTTTCCAATTTGATGGATTGCTTCGGTGGAAGAATATTCAACATAATTTGAATCTATATAATTGGTATAAATGGAAATACCCCGAATATAGAATTACTGATATTCATTATTGTGTTCCGTCATATATAAAAAGATTTCGCCATTTGAGTAGTAGTTATGATTTGGAAAATGATGCTATATTAATGTCCGATATTTATAGAGACTATCAGTCTTCAGTAGGTTACATTTTAGAAAATCAAGAAACCTTGGAAAATGACGATACTGAAATGTATGAGCGGTCATTTGAACAAAAACATTTTTGCGAGTTGGAAAACGTGTATTATAGAACAAAATTGCGGTTTAATCACCCGACTGGTTATGATGATCCAGGATATTTTGATAAGGCTTTTGTGAATAAAAACAATCCATTCATTCCTGAAGATATGCGCGCATATTCATATTGCCCTGAATCAACTTACTATTCACTGGCGTGGCTGATGGTTCATTTGGACCAAATATAAAACCTTTTGTATATAACCCTTTGTATAAAACCTTGTATAAAACCCTTTGTATAAAACCTTGTATAAAACCTTGTATAAAACCTTGTATAAAACCTTTTGTATTTATAAAACTTTTATTTTAACTTTAATTAGTAAAACCTTTTTTTATGTTGATGTTTACGTTTATTTGAACGTGTAGTAAAACCTGTTTGTTTTTGTTTACTATTTTTGTTTTTGCTTGTTTTTCTTTTATTTTTACCACCATTTTTTTCTCTATCAATAGGCTTTCTAAGGTATGGTTCATATTGTAAAATCTGTGAATTATATATAAATTCTATAGTTTTTGATAACCATTTACATTTTTCTACAATTGTTGCATCCCATTCTTCGTGTTTTGTTTTATCATCGCATAATTTGTAGGCATTTATTTCTTTCCATATGCGACCAAAATATTCAATGACCGTTATTGTTTCGTCATAAGGAAATAATTCAAGACCTTTATCTTTATGTAGTTGTTGTTCTAAAATTACACCTTGATTTTTTTCACCAATAACCAATTCACAATCTTCTTTTGATTTACACTTTTCTCTCTCTCTTTCAGTAAATACCTTTAAATTTGTTGCATATACCTCATCTAAAAAATCTGTTAATTTCATATTTATTTTTATTTTGTTATTTTCGAATTCAGCTTCATAATTTCTTGAAAAATAACCTTGTGAATTATACCAAGATTTACCAGTTGTTAATATTTTTATATAAATTAAACTTATTTCAACACCGCATTTTTCAATAGTTGAACCATCATATAATTGAATGTAATTTATATTTGGTATTTTTTTTGCTAATTGTTCAACCTTTGATAATGAATCCGTTCCTGATTTACCACACTTGGCTAATTTACTAATTTCAATATCATTATTATAAATAATGAAATATAAACACTGACGATTGTCTTTTGTTGTTATATCGCATGAATATCCATATGGATGACAAAAATGTAAATTATATTCGCTTGATGGAAAAACAGAAAGAACGTATGTTTTAATACATTCATCAGATAGCTCAGCAGTCATTTTATAATATAACTTTATATAAAATTGAAAACCTTTTTTCATAAAATATATAAACCATAAATCAAAAACAATTATGTACAACAAATCACAATAACAAATGTCGAAGCCTCAAAAATACAGACACAACTGGTCGGAACGCAATTATATAGAACTATTTAGAGTTTGCCGCGTTTATAAAGATGACGCTGGCCGCGTAAATAAACTAATGGAACTGTTTCCAAACAATAGAGCAAATGGTCTTAGAATGATGATTGAAAAGTATGATTATCTAAACGGCGATAATAATGTAAGAGAGTTCTTTAGAGAAGCAAATATATCAAAGCGAATGCGAACTGCTTGGAAAAAATATAACTAATTTATCTGTATAAAACCCTGTATAAACTTTTAATTTAATCTTAAATCATAAAATTGAACACCTTTTTTATACAATTTTATAAACCATAAATAAAACTGTTTCTAAAAATATAAGACACTATCTAAAATGAACCAAACCTGTTTAGCGTTTACTATTGGACTCCCGCAAGAAGCGAACGGAAGAGTGCGCACAAATAATGCTGATGATGGCGATATTATAAAATATAAATCTGATGGAAGATGGAGATACTCAGTTGTAACAGGCACCACTCAAAAATGTATAACGGTATTTGACCTTGAAATTGAAGTTGATGAAGGCCAGACGCGATTTTACAGAACTAATAGAATAAACCCCATCACAAAATGTTCTCTTAAGGACACTCGAAATATAACTAAAATTATCAATGTAAATTATTGTATTTAACCTTGTATTTATAAAACCTTGTATGTATAAAACATTGTATTTAATTTAACTTTAATTATGAATCTTTTTTCAAGTAATTATGAAAACAATATAAAAACAATACTATAATAAATATAGTAAAATGAATAAACACAGTTTTAAACAACCAGACGTTCCAGATTTCATACAGAAAATTTTTTTAAATCAAAAAAATTTTCAAAAAATCCTATCAGGATTAGACAGTGAAAAAATCCTATCAGGATTAGACAGTGAAAAAATCCTATCAGGATTAGACAGTGCATCGGGATTAGAGGGTGATTACAGTATATTAGAAGACGATTCCAAGACCGACGCAATGCTTACCAAAGAGATTTACCGCAAAATCGTTTCTAAACTCAATTTCGAATTACCAACTATAAAGGAAACCACAATAATAAAAGAACACCAAGAATCAAAGAAACCCAATTTTCTAATAACAGAGAAACGTTGTTCCAGATTCAAACCTCAAATAAACGATTCTATATTTTGGTGTATGTTTGTTCACGTAAATGGTGAGTCATTATATCAAACAAAAATTCATCTCAAAACCAATATGACCAATTTGATGATGTCCGAAAAGAAACTGATGTCCGACTATTTCAACAAATCGAACAATAAGGTTTTGAAAAATACAAATCACAAAATCACTCTTATAACCGCAGTCGAACTCAAATCGGATTTAATGACCAAGCCATATATGATGAATTATTCGGCATTCATTTCATGTTGTCTGTTTTTCAAATGTCCCATCTACGTTGTGAATGAAACCACTAAAACCTTTATTCATTTTCAATCAACTGACTACGTATCCGACACAGAATCATCATCAGAAGACCCCAATGTTGTTCTCCTATACTCGGAAAAGGGTCGCGTATCATTGGAAACAGACATTAATGAAAAGAAAACTGTTATTGCGTCTTTACTTGCTGGCGATAAATATTTCAAAATAGACCAATACGACAAACCATTGATGTCGATATCCAACTACAAAACTGAGGAACTTCAACAGATTTATGGTATCTTATTTGGCGACTGCCCCAAACTAAAGAAACAAGAATATTATGAGAAAATCGTAGAGCGCTGTTCTGTCCATATCTTAGAAAAGCTTATATAAGTTTTACGACCATAAGTTTTACGACCATAAGTTTTACGACCATAAATTCAATATTAATCAAATAAAATTATCAAATTGTGACCAAACGAAGACAATATATGAAGTAGACCGTGATAAATATTGGCTACTATAATATCCGGGTCAAAATAAAATTGACTCGACATTTTTCCATAATTATAAACAATTATTGAAAATACAAAGAAAACAATAATACTCACCATTTTTATAATGTTTTTTGAAAAAGTCTTTTGGTATAATGTGTATCCGCCAAAACACACAAATAGATAAACAAAAAACTTATCAACAAGTTTTGATATATCAGAATAAACAAAATGATGCATCACTGAAGATATAAAGAGTCCAATACTAATGACCATATAAATATATTGATTAGTAAAATAAGCGACTATTGCGTTTGTTATACACCTTTTTACATTCTAAACGCCGACCCTCTGGGTCGGCATCTTTGAATGTAATTGGGCAACTGTTATTTTGTAACCGATAAATTGCCTTTGTTATATTCAATAATTCTGCGAAGCAGAATTATGATATATAAATCGGCATTTGAAAGGTTAAAAGGTGTAAAAAACAAGGAGGTAAATATAAGAACAATGTTAGGTTACGTCTCCATATTATATATTTTATAATCATATTGACTTACGTATTTCATCCGCAAGATTGTCTGGTTTTACAATGAATAACCAGCAATCACTCTCTGCACATTTAGACAGTGTTTGGAGACTGAGTTTTGCTAATCCTGAGCCAGAGAATTGGTGTTTTAATCGCGCGTTTGTTTTCTCCAGTAATTCCAACAAATCCTGTTTTTCATCATACACTTCCGCCAAAATATCCATAAATCGGTCGCGGTTGATATTCGGTATTTTTGTCCGGTTTCCATCGCTGAAATGCCTGGGATATCTACGCTGCCATAACAAGGCAACGTCGCAAACAACCTGTTTTTTTTGTCCAGATGTGGTGTCTGGAATGTAAATAGATGGAATCGGAACCGAATTATTCAGGTTTTCGAAAATCGTGGCGAGTTCGCCGAACGATCGGTCTGAATATACACTGACTAAAATACTAGATTCGTAGAACCATCGCGCATCACGATTGCCGCCAAATTCGTTGGTTTCCATAGGATTGACGGGCTTGCTGTTTTCCAAATAAATGTGTTTGATTGCGCTGAAACGGTGAAGCCCATCAATGATTTCAAACGTATCAATGGTGCTGTTGTAATGAACATATATGATAGTATCAAATGGAGTTCGCTTGGTGAAAATGGATTTTGCAATGGAGCGCCATCGCGTTTCGTCGGCAGGGCGGTTATGCTTCCAGTTCGCCAGTTTCATCACATTTACGAGCGCATTTATAGTGATTGTAAGCAGACAATGATGGTCATTGTATTCGGAAACAATGTTTTGTGTATGAAGGCCAAGCGTTTTTACAATATTCATTTTTTTATTACAATACTATTACACGACTCACTACAATCAATTTTACCAGCGGGATATAATCTGGTAAAATTGATTAATAAATCTCCCAATATATTGTAGAACAAATTAAATATATCCAACTAATATACAGTAATACAAAATGTCAGAAGATAGTCCAAAACAACACACAAATTTCAAAGAAGAATTAAAACATATGACGGAGCACTATTTAGCGAGTAATCCGTTTGAAAAGCATCGCGACCGAATTAATGAGTTTGAGGTGCGTTTTAATCCGAACCCACGCAAAGCCAAGAAGTTTTCAAAAACGGATTACGACGCAGTAGTAGTCAAATTGTTGGCGTGTGGATTTGAATGTGAAAATCAAAGTGGAACCACAATGTTGCGTATTCAAACCCAGACCGATTTAAAATTTGGTGATGCGAAATTCTCAAATATTCGCGCGGAAATCGTGGGTGCCGAGCTAGTCCAGCAGTATTGTAGGTCAAACAATATTAAAAAGTTGATTGATTCGCCAACGAGCCACGATACAATGATAAAATTCACAAAGAAATCATCCGCCACCGACAAGTCAGGTAATCCGTTGAAACGCGCGTTCAACAATGATTTTAATTTTAACATTTCATACAACATTGAAACTGATTATGGAGTCAATTCATCAGAGGCAAAACCAATAATAGACAATTGGGTCAATAACAAAAAAACGTTTCGTCTAATCAATCGCGTCCATTTCAAGAAACCAGGGTGTCCAATTGTTGTGGATTTGAGTATTATTAAAAAGTCGGCTACGGCAAATGAAGTAATGATTCCTGAATACACTATTGATGAGTCGGGTCTCTTCACAAGTCCAGGACATTGTGAGATTGAATTGGAAATTGATAATTCAGCGGTGGGCGTCGGTAGTGAATATGCAACTGCGGATTCGGTAATTAAACAACTCCAAAATGTAATCCGTATTGTGTTGAGCGGTATTCAAGGCACAAATTATCCAGTTCCTTACCCCGAACAAGAGGATGTCTTACAATCATATATGCGCCTCCTACATAAAAAACCAGACGAAGAATATGAACCACGAAAGGTTCAAAACAATGATTTTATTGGTCCTTCATCGGTGACTCTTCAACTAGACCACATTTCAATTAAAGACATGTATTCATCAGGACCAAATATTCGCAAAAATTATTGCGTGACCGACAAGGCCGACGGTGACCGCAAAATGCTGTATATAGACAGTCGAAATGGTAAGATATATTTGATAAATACGAATATGTTCGTTCAGTATACGGGTTGCGATGTGACGGACAAGACGTTTTGGGGGACACTCATTGATGGCGAGCATATTAAATACGATGCTGGGAAAAAATACATAAACACGTTTGCGGCGTTTGATATTTACTATGTTGCCGGCAAATCGGTGAGAGAATTGGAATTTATGTCTGTCGACAGCGCAATTCCTATCGAGAAATTGATGAAATACCGCTTGCCGCTTTTACAAAAAATATTTTCCGAAATGAAATTTTCGAAAACCGCGTCTGATTTCAAAATTAAGGTCAAAAGCTTCTTTATTACGGACGAAACCACCTCCATATTTAATGCGTGTTCTTCAATATTGTCGGATATCGCAGATGGTATATATTTATATAACACTGACGGTCTCATTTTCACGCCGATAAATACAGGGGTTGGAGGAACTAGTGGCGGACATACAGGTCCACTTGAGAAATCAACGTGGGCTCTATCTTTCAAATGGAAGCCGCCGTCATTTAATACAATTGATTTTATGGTAAAATACAAGCGGGACAAGAATGGAAAACCAGAAATACATTCGCTAGTTGAAGGTGGTGTGAGTTTCACCGCGTCTGCCGAAATACAGCAATACCGAACAATTGTGCTATTGTGCGGATTTAACCAGAAATCACATTTATATAGTAATCCTTTCCAAGATATGATAGACGACAACATTCCGAGTGCTGGGGGCATTGATAATGAGGAAACTTATAAACCAGTGCCGTTTCAGCCAACACAGCCATACGACAACGAAACCTGCTTCGCCAATATAAATCTGGTTCACGGCGAGAATATGGTGACTGATGAATGCGAAGTGTTTGACGACAACACCATTGTCGAGTTTTACTATGATGCAACCAGAGAGCAAGGATGGCGATGGGTGCCGCTGCGTGTTCGTCACGACAAGACATTTGAGTTGCGGTCACTCACTAGTAAAAATTACGGCAATGCTTATCACGTCGCCAATAATATATGGAAATCGATACATCACCCTATTACGGAAGAAATGATTCGCACCGGCAACAACATCCCAGAAAACAACATAAATGATGATGTGTATTATAATACGGATAAGAATGATGAGACATCGTTGACCCGTGGATTGCGTGATTTCCACAACCTCTATGTTAAAATGAAGCTCATTAAAGGGGTTTCAAGTCGCGGAGACACCCTTATTGACTATGCGGTCGGCAAGGCAGGCGACTCGTCCAAATGGAAATACTCGGGTATCAAATTCGTCTTTGGAATTGACGTTTCAAAAGATAACATCTATAATCAACGAGACGGAGCATGTGCGCGATATTTGAACGAACGCAAACGAACAAACCGACTATTTGACGCAATTTATTTGCCCGGAAACAGTAGTCTCAATATTCGAAACGGTGACGCATTCTTCACAGAAAAAGAGCGCGAAATAGCCAACAGTGTTTTCGGAAAAGGGGCGAAAGACCAAACAGTTTTGCCCCGAGCGGTATATAAGAATTACGGCGTCGGTGAAAAGGGGTTCAACGTCAGTTCATGTCAGTTTGCGATCCATTACTTCTTTGAGAACAAAACCACCATCAACAGTTTTATGCGAAACTTGTCGGAGTGTACCAAAGTCAATGGATACTTTGTTGCGACCGGCTACGACGGCCAAACCGTATTCAACAGTTTGCGTTCAAAAGAAAGTGTCTCCATCCATGTAGATAGTAAAAAGATTTTCGAAATCAAAAAGATGTATGATTATACCGGGTTTTACGACGACGAAAGTAGTCTTGGATATGCGATAGACGTGTTTCAGGAGTCGATTAATAAATATGCGGTCGAGTATTTGGTGAATTTTGATTATTTGTGTCGTTTAATGGAGAACTATGGATTCAAATTGGTCTCCAATGAGGAGGCGATGTCTTTTGGATTTACCCGCGGAAGCGGAATGTTCAGCGATTTATTCCAGAATATGAGCAAAGATGTGGAACTAAACCCAGACTCTAAAAAATGGTATCGCAAAGCAACAGAAATGTCAGAAGAAGAAAAGAAGATTTCATTCTTAAACCGATACATGATATTCAAAAAAACACACAGTGTTGATACTGAAAAAATCACAAAGATAATTGAGATTACAGAAGAAGAGGGAAAACAAGAAATGCGCAAATACGTGGCGGAAGAAGATAAGAAAAAAGAAGGCTTGGAAAAGGCTGCGAAAGAGGCTTTGAAAAATGCACCATTAATAAAGATAAAACGTGGTGTACCGAAACGCATTGTATTAGATAAATATTCACCAATTCAAGATGATGAAACTGAACTGCGGTCGGAAGCGGTCAAATTTACAGACAAAGGCGTCGATGAATAAATAAAGATATATAAACGTATATAAACACATTTTCAAATGAATAATAGCTGGTATGTCTATCGTCCATTTTCCAAAATTATCAAATAACGCATGGAAATATATTGATTGTATAATAGATAAAGAACCTATAAAAATTTTTTTATCATTTTCACTATTCCGTTATTTGACCGAATTGAATATAAAAAAAGGAGAAACTTCTGATGTGTGTGAAGAAAATACAAATGAATATGCATATGTTCCCCAAATTAGTGTATACAAACCACTATCAGACTTGTATTTTAATATATTAGAAATAACCCATTGTATAAGGTTTAATTTCAAAGATTATAAAACAGCTGATTTTGTAATGTTTTCATTCTCTCCAAATATGTGTGAAGCAATTGAACCCATTCAAAATTTGCGAAAAAATCAAAACGACAAATACTATGGGTTTTCACAGCCAATCAATAATGACTCGCCTCATATTCATACACTCGTCAATTCCACTTATTTATCAACCAATAAATATATGAATTGTGCCGACCTGATTTATTGCGAAGGTGGTGATAAAAACGGTTCAGAACTATCACGGTTTGATGACCTATTTTTAGAAATATCCCAGGCGGTTTGTGTCCAGGCACATAAAGGAACAATCATTGTTAAACTTCATGATTGTTTTCTCAGGACAACTGCCGAACTGGTATTTATATTATCATCAATGTATGAAAAGACGTACATTATAAAACCGAACGTATCAAACATATATAATTCTGAACGCTTTTTAGTATGTAATAATTTTTTATTTTCAAATTGTAAAGACTATTATCATTTTTTTGAAAAAACGGTTGAGAAAATAAAAAACAATGGGTCTTATGTTATCAGTTTATTATCAAAAATTCAATTGCCGATTTTCTTCAAGAACAAGATGGAAGAATGTAACACTATTATAGGACAGCAACAATTAGAAAATATATATCGCGTCCTTGAAAATAAAAAAAACAGGGAAATTATAGATATTTCTTCTGTAGGCATTTATACAAAACAACCATATCGAGCAAATATGCGAAGCTCTATATTATGGTGCGAAAAATATGGGGTAGAATATTTAAAACAGTCTGATGTTGGAGACAACCATAATATACCAAATATATTTAGACATAACAATGTATAGTATATAGATATTGGATGGATGGATGTTAAAATTTTTGCCGTCGAAACCGATGATTTATTCAACATTATATACGACGAAAAATATAAAAAAACATTTTTCTTCTATTGTGATGTAGAGGAATTTTGTTATTCGTGCAATGATGAAAATGGGTTTAAACGTGTCCGAAAATTTAATAATTATTGGTTCCGTCAATGTATAGGAATACCTGTTTGTTCGCGAACCCACGGTTGCTATATGAATGGACTGAATATGTATGTAAAACAGTTGATTGATAATTCGTTTAAAACCGCAGTCGAGTCAATACAATTGCACAAGTTTGATACGGTGTTTTATCCAGTTTCTAAACAAACCAATGGATTCAATATAGACATACGTGTTTATGAGGAACATCCATTCGTCCATACATCGGTGGTTTCGTATATTATGAAAAAAATAAAGGAACTTTCAACACAAAATATCATGCTAATGATAAAACGAACAAGATCAAATACAATATAATATTTTATATAACATATTATATATTACAGAAATGGGAAGACTATTGCCGATTGGTATGATTTTAGGAGTGCCTGCAAGCATTGATAATAAATATGTTGCGGGGTCTGGTGTAGGTGCGAGCACCATATCAAATCGCCGCGCCAAAATGAGGGCCGCCGCACCAAAAAAAACAACAAACTGTAATTGTATAATTCACAAGGTTTTTACACGATAAATAACATCAGACTTCAAGTGAACCGTCATTTTGTATTTTGAAATCGCTATTTACATGGAAATAATAAATATGATTTGCGACAGTGTCTTTTCCTACAAGCCCCACATAGTCCGAATATCATTGTTGTAATAATATATTCAAGAAACGTATATATTATTTTTCATTCACAATTAGTATCGAGACCAGGCGTCATTGTTGAATCCGCTCACCACCATCAGTTTGTCTTTGTTTTTCTTCCAAAATTCCACTTTGGAATCAACAAGCGCATCCTCGGCAGTTTTCGGGTAAATGCGGTTTCGTTTTGCATCCATTACTGCTTTTTCTGCGTCTGTGATTGGCGGTTTAACACCGTAGCAATTCACACCAAAACGCACATTTTGATTCGAAAAATAACCTCCATTAACACCAGGTCTTCCTAAATCGTGTTCATGTCCCTTAATTTGTTGGAGTTTATTCCATGTGGTCTTTTGCGTAGGAAAATACGCATGTTGTCCCTCACTCCATCCGTAAGTTGACCATTCGGCTCCACCGTTATAAGCGTCCTCTATTTCATCATACGTAGCCAATCGCGCTCCAAGTGAACTACATACAGACTGTGCGTCATTGTATGAATAGAGGTTGTTTGAAATATTGAAAACCTCGTCTTTTTTTACAGGGACAACCAATCCAGGAACAGTCGTTACGTCCCTATTTGGAAACAACGTAGTCAAATCGAATCCCCCAAAAATAACATCAAGAATTGGAATTTTCAAAACATATTTGAAAAATTGTACGATTAACAATATAGCCAAGAAAATATACGCCTTTGATTCAAAAAACTCTATAGAAGCTGGTTTGTCTTCTGCCGTCATTGGAATACCTAAAATGTATATACCCAAATAAAACAACGCCAAAAACAATCCCACCTCTATAATTGAATATGAATTATTCAAATATGTCTTTAGTCCATTCCAGAATTGCGGCAAAAACTCATCCTTAGATTGCTGGTCAAGCGAAAAAAAGTATAGAGCTCCCCCACCAACAACCAAAACTAAGACAACTATGTCAACCATTCGGCTTTTTAATGAATGATAATTTGGGTCATCTTTACTGTAGAAAAACCCTAAAAATATATGAATAATAAAATATACGGCTAAAAAACCCAATGTAAGTAGCAGTGTATTCTGGTCAAAATGATTGTCATTGCTAATTGCTGGGGGTTGTTCTACTTTATTATTTGAAAGGTCTGTTGCCGACGACATAATATAATATATAATATTATTATTTATTGATTATTCTGTAAAACAAACAATACGCCATAGGGGTTATTATTTCGGATATATTTTCGATATTTGAAACATGTTCATCATTACAGTTCAACCATTTTCCTGCAATGTTTTTAACATAAGCTGTATAATGACCGCCAGTTGGTCCGCCAATATGATTACATACACCATAGAGGTCATACATATATTTTTTGGGGCTATATCCAGAAACATATTTTGATAAATCAAGTCCTGTTATCGGTGCCTCTATTTGTGAATCTATTCTAAAGCAGCGAGTTCCCACATACTCAAATCGTTTCAATGCAATAATCAATACATTGGGGAAATTCCAGAATAATGTTTTCTTATCAGCGTCTTCTTTTTCTCCCGTTTTATCGTTGAACCATGCGTTTTCTCCGCACATTTCCTCTTTTGTTGTAAAGAAATCCATACAGTCATAAATAGTTATAGGTGCGGTCTGGGATTTTGGAATTGGCAAATCAAGTATGAAATATTGTTCTGGTCTAAGAGATTTAACAGTTCCTTTCATATCCCGTATTTCAGTCACAGAAATCCCGTAAAACAAATCAAAAATGTCCGAGTATTCTTTCAAAAATACAGTATTCAACAGACTATAACACTGAATAGCTAATTCATCATGTACCGTCTTTGCGGTTCCTGTAATATTTACTTGTACGGATCTGGACATTGCGGTATGGAAACAATTCACAATAAAACGAAGAAACTCAGTCACATCGTTTTGTGCAAACCCAGTAAATAGTTCAAATCCTTTTTTTTCAGCAATTGTATGAACCGACCTCACAAATTTCATTGGTCTAATTTTTCCATTACCCGACCACATAACCTCTATTAACTCCTTCCATTCTTTGAAAATAGACATCTCATCATTTTTCATTTCCGCCATTTGTTTCTGTATTAGAGGTTTATTCAAAATCTTGTGTAGCTCGTATGTGTGAGATAATACTTGGACGCACGAATTCAAAAAACAGGTATTCCCCAAATTACATAACCCCGTGTATCCGTTTGTTATATAATTATTTTCTGAAATGTTCATTGTTATTTTAGTGTAAGTAAATAAAGAGGAAACCTTTATATTTATATTGTAATCACTATTTATGAACGCGCAAACAAACACATTATTCAATACTATTTTTAGCCAAAGACCAGAAACACCGCTTACAAGTGCGCTCAATATTATCCAGCGTTACAATCGAAACTTAGAGGACTATAACCGAAACATTGAGAATTACAACATCAATTTTGAACGTATTATTCCATTGTTACAAACGGTCATTGCTAGTGAAACCCTAGGACCAACAAATACAGTTGAATTCGTCACGCATAGTCCAAACACCACAAACATTGCATCCATTTTATTATCTCTATTTGACCTCTCTGGAACGCAGATGAATAGAGGTTTATCAGAAAACGACATTTCAATGAATACAACTGTATATAATTATATCGACCCAATTCCTCTTTTAGAAGAACCACTATTGTGTCCGATTACAATGGAACAAATTGTTTCTGGAACAAGTGTGATGAGAATTACACGTTGCGGGCATATATTCAAGGAGGCGGCGTTGCTGCGTTGGTTTCAAACCCGAAGTTCGTGTCCTGTTTGTAGAGGTAGCGTAATTGTTACCTAAAGTTTACAAATGTATATAAAATAATAATTTAATAACATTATTATTAAATTATTATAATGAACAATTTTACAAAAATAATATTATCGCTTTCATTTATAGGTGGAAGTTATGGGTCTGCTTGTAATATTTATGTATCTGCTCGGGAAAAATTGTCTGTAAAAGAAACTATACAAAGTGGGGTTTCTGGAGCTGTCTGTGGAGTATTTTGGCCAGTAACATTGGGGTATATGATTGGAACAAAAATTCTAGATAAACCTCGGTAAAAAATGTTTTTAATTAAATTTTAAATACAGGTTATACAATACAGGTTTTACAATACAGGGTTTATACAATACAGGGTATAATACAGGGTTTATACATTTTTATTTTTTATTTATTTATTTTTTATTTATTTTTTATTTATGTTTATAGAAAGGGGACGCTTTATTACAGACACCAAGATGATATAGAATCCCAGTTTTGCTTGCGGATCCGCAATCATTACAGATACACATTCCATCGCTCATCTTATACATTTCCTTGTAATCCATATGATGTTTTACATAATGCTGTATTAAAGTTGACGCGTTTTTTGCCGTATCATAACTACATCCAAGGTAAGGACATTTTTCATAACTGATTGTGTGAAATGTTTTCACGTGGTGGTCGCGACGGGTTTTTGTTGGAAATCCCTTTTCACATTCGTCGCAATAAAACGTTTCTTTATTGCGACCATATTCGGACGAATGGTTCGCCCTCACGTGCTCAGACAAGGTATTCACCTTTTTTTTTTTTGCGTCACAATAAGGACACTTGTAATTGCCTTCGGCATCTTTTTCGTAGCTGTGTTTAACGGGTTTACAAAACTCGGAAGTATCGTCGTTGCGAATTGTAATATTTTGAAATTCTCGGCAAAAGTCGGCATCATCTTCTTCAATGGTTTTTGTTTTTTTTTCACGGAAAGTGATATTTTGGATTGTGTCTATGATTTCATGTTCGTCCGAAATTTCTTCAGAAACACACGAAATATTGCTGATGCTGCGCGTATTTGTATAGACTTCGCCTTTTTCATTAGCCTTAATATCAATTGTAGTGCCTGGGCTAACTACAAAGTTGAAAATTGTGTTGTTGATAGTGATTACAAAAGAGTTCATTTTACATAATGGGTAATTTGGTTTATGAATTTTATAAATTTACAAAAACAGTGTTCAATTTTACAGGTTGTAAAATTTACAATAAAAAAATATAACCCATATTCTATTATGACTAACTAAAAGACATTCATATTTATTATATTTTCATCTCGTCTGTATAGGAAAGAATCCAGTGATTGGTCGTAGTCCTCTAGCCTCGTTGTTTATTTGAACCAAATGTTTATCGAACAATATTGTTTTTACCAAATCCGTACAATATTTTTCCTTCTTTTTAATAAATGTCTCAAAATCGGGATGTTCTTTCTGTAAAGCCGCCAGGTCTTTTTTATATTTACTAATATTTTGCGGTTTGCCGTTCGCCTTCCAGATTTGCTCCAACGCCAATCCCAGGAACTGACATATCGGTTTCATAAGTTGATTTGTAATATAAAAGTTGTAGTCAATTTTCAAGCGGTTTTCCACAATAAATTCAGGAGTCTCTATTTTCTCTCCCTGAAGTGCCTTTTTATTGCTGGTAGCAATATGTAAGAACTTCATTCGGTCGCCCGCTTTCGGCATATTTCCTGGGTCTCTTTGCCCAATGCGGTCCGCCAAGACACGATGCGCAATTTGCTGCGGATTCTTGTAATAACTGCGTAGTGATTTGGTTATAGCCAGTTTATCCATCGACACGGTTCCCGCAATTAGTTCATTCAGACTGCGGTCTAGATATTGGGTTGCATCGCTCACGCTCCCTCCTTTCATAATAATATTAATAATTTGTCCATAGGTGTCCTTCAAATAATCGCATGAATCGCGGCGTTTCAAAGACAGACCCATATACTTGAGTTTACCCTTATTAGGGTCTTCCTCATATAAAATTCCCACATACCGCTTCTTCGACAACAAAGCAAACGGCATCAACGTCTTTTCATATGCGAGGTTCATAGGCGGTTTCAAATACATTGTCGCATAATTGGCCGCCTCTTGAGCAAGCTCAATCGTTATTTCAAGTGCGTCTTTGCCTATTATTTTTTCACCCGTATCCTTGTTAGTCAAATTAAATATAAAGAACACCGAGTCCGTATCACCATACACATATTCAGCGTTCGTCATAACTTGTCCGTGATTCTTTGTATCACAAATGCGGTTTGCGTAAATCTCCTCTACTATTCGCCGGGCATATGTAATCATTATACGTCCGCTTGCTGTGGTTGACGCAGCAACGTCTTTCTCATAAAATGTGGATGTCCGTGCGCCGCATTGCCCATAAAGAGAGTTGGCGGTGACCTTATATGCGAGCTGGCGCTTGTCCAATATATTCGCCATAAATGGATCTGAGTCCTTGACCTTCTTCGCCTTCTTCTTTGTATCCTCACGTGCCTTAAGTAGATCCATCAAAATCGACGGCATCACCGATTTTTCATTATTCGGCAATTGCGCCCAGCAAACAATGCGTTTGCCGACCTTTGTCTTGACGGCTTTTGCCGCTGGCCGCGCTGGATTACGTCGCCATTCAAACGTATCAAACTCTACCTCTACATATTCATATTTTGATAAACCATAATACACGTAATTGCCCGCCTTATCTTTCTCACCTTCCTCTTTTATCAATTTACCGTCCAAATCATATTCCTTCGCCCACACTTTACTACTATGACAGTAATTTTGACTAATCATTGACGATGGATATAGCGACGAATAATCAACGCACGCAACAGGTTCATCAATATATATCTTGGTCTTGGGTGGTAGGACAATCGCGCCTTCATATCCGCCATCCGACCCCACCTTCTCCAAATCAGGCATCAAATAGCCCTTCTCCATACATTTCTTTGCTACATAACTAGTTAGTTTTACGCCTTGGCCGCGGAAAACTAGGAAATTGATGGGCACCGAACACAAGTTCGCCATTTCCATATACTCTGTGAGAACGTCAATTTTGCGCAGTAAATGATGGACCAGATTACAATCCTGAATACAATATTTTGCGACGATGGAGCGGTCGGCATCTGAACCCTTGCTCATTCTGAAAATATCTTGTGGACTCACATCGTCTTTCGCCATTCCCCACCGCACCTTCTTCTTCTTATCAATATTGGACTCGTGATGTCCGCCGATTATCAACACTTTGGTGTCTCCTTGTGGAACTACATCCAAGACCGTAAATTTCTTACCATTCATATAATAGTCCGATGTGAATGTGCTGATTTCGATATGTATAAAATCACCTGCGTGTAGTCCCGTGATGTTTTTTGTGTATAACTCGGCGCACTCTCCATATATGGGGTTTACAATATCCACAATTTTTACGATATCATCGCTGATGTTTTGAGAGGCGACATCGTCCAACTTGTAAGAAGACAAGTTGAAATTGCGGCGGAAATAGGAATACATATCAATTTGTAGACGACCGCTCATTGTGATGTATCGCAAGTCATATTCGCCACTTGCTATTGCGATTTTGGTGTTTTCGATTTCAATTTCAGACGCATCGTCGCGGTTGCGTTTTCCACATAGCTCGCCGCATCTGCGCGACAGCTGTAAGAACTCCTCTACACAATGTGTTTCGATTGAACGTCGAAACATAAACTCATAATCAAAACCGAAAATATTATATCCAATAATAATATCGGGATTCTCTTTCTGTACTAGGTCAGTCCAACGCAATAACATGTTGCGTTCTTCGTTTACTGACTCAACAACCGCGCCTTCTATTGGGTCGCATCCACCCAATACAACACAGTGATTTAAATAGGGTTCTGTCTCTCCATAGCGCAAGAATGTTGAACCGATCATTGTTACACGGTCTCCCTCTAATTCAGGGAAAACAGTTGTGAGCATTTCGTCCAATTGGTCGACCTTCTCGGTGCGGTCATAATTGTCGCTCAACAAGAATTCCACGATTCCAGTAGTCTTTTTTACTCCGACGGGCACATTGATTCGGCGCTGTAATGGCTTTTGGTCTTCAACAGCATCTTCGCCTTCAGCATCGGCATCGGCATCGCCTTCGGCATCATCAGCATCATCAGCATCAGCATCGCCATCAACATCGGCATCATCGCCATTGGCGCCTTCAGAACTATGTGCCTTAAACATAGCATCTACAGTCAACAAATTCGACACCTTGGCGCTTTGTTTCTTTTTCGCATCAATCAATGGCGTTTTCAACAAATAATCCGTCAATCGTTCAATTTCTTTCTTTTTTATATCTTTCTTTTTGGGATACACCAAATCGATTCCATCCAGCTCGTCAAAATCAAACGCGGCCAATATCATCTTGCATAACAAATGTTTCATTAAGTTCACATCAACCCCCTTCTGTTTCCCTAGAAAATCCATCGCATTGATAGCCAAGCGCTTATACGTCTTTTGTGGAAGGGGGAAATCCCCATGACTACTGTCCGCCTCTATATCAAAACTCATAATCTTATAAGGAACAATTGACTCTTTGTCTGGAAGCGGTTTCAATTGCGCATGAGACACTATGAACTCATAATTACACGTTGTCGTCTTTACAATTGCGATGGAAGCGCGGTTCGACACCATCACCCATCCATTCGGAAACAGCGAATTTACGTGGAAGAATCGCAACAACGGCGGCAAATTTGCCTCGTAAAGCTGCGTCCCAGGCATAAAGGGACGCATTCGCCGCACATCATTAATCGTAATGTACCACAAGTTTTTCACCTTACCCATCGCCATCGTATTCTTGAATACCATCTTGATAAACTTGGATGTTTTTCCAGCCGCAAACCCATACAATTTCTGACTATCCACCATCTCATAACTTATAATAGATTCACTGTAATAATCCCCGAGTTTTTGCTTGATTTCGCGTACCAATCCGTGCATCTTGTCCACATTCCATTTATCCCCGACCTTTATATAAAAGAACGGCTGATAATCATCTACAAAGATGGAGCACGTCTCCCCCTTTTCATTAATACCATACATTTGTACCACAAACAATTTGTTGTCTATGTTTTTCTTTTTTTTAGGCGCATCATCATCACTCCCGCTGCCACTTACACTTCCACTTGCGGAGCCGTCCAATTCAGCGCGCGTTATATTTAACACGTCAAAACTGAAAAGACGAAATGACTTCGGCGCAATTTTCTTAATAATTTTATTTTCTGAACTCATTTTATCAAATTGTTAATTTATTATTTGGATTCCGTTTAGATGCTTTTGGGATTATCAATTTTATATAGGTTGAACCCCATATTGTTTCAAAATATTATATTATGGATATGTATAAAATGTCTAAGAAAGCCCTTTTGATTGGTATTAATTACTACGATACTCCGTCAGTTGCATTAAAAGGCTGCGTCAATGATGTAGTAAATATGCGAAACATGTTGATTGATGCCTATGGTTATGATTCGGCGAATATAACTGTGTTGCGTGATGATGCGACAAACACCGTAGACAAACCGACCGCCGCAAACATCGTGAAACAACTTGGCTCTATTATTGCCCAAAGTGCGTCTCTGAAAGAAATATGGATACACTATAGTGGACATGGTAGCCAAATTAGGGACAATAATGGCGATGAGACCGACAAATTGGATGAGGTGATTGTTCCATCTGATTATTCGCGTGTTGGGTTAATCACCGACGATATGATTTTTAATATTGTGAAACAGAGTCGGTGTCCTACTATGTTGATTTTCGACAGTTGTAACAGCGGAACCGTATGTGACTTGATGTGGAATTTCAAAATAGTATCTGCCTCTAGAGTTAGTGCCGTAAAAACCAATAATACGGCAATAACCAACCCCAACCTCTATTGTTTTTCTGGATCAAGAGACGAGCAGACCAGCGCGGATGTTTACAGCACTGCTTCTCAACAAGCATGTGGAGCAATGTCAAGTGCGGTTATGGAATGTTTGCGATGGAATAAACATAACGTTGATGTTAAAAAACTCTACATCGATGTAGTGTCGTTTATTAAACAAAATGGATTAACCCAAGTGCCGCAACTTAGTTCGTCGAGTCAGACACCGGTATATCAAATCACACGTGCGTTGTTGGCGAACTCAACGACAGCAAGTTATGTTTCAAGTTCGATGGCTATACGAAACATAATGAAGGGCGTGTTAAGGTAAAAGGCCTTAATTCAACAATAATTCATTGATACTTTTTACAATATTTGATCCCAATTTTCGCTTTTTTCCATTCACCTCTAAGATTACAGAATTTAAATAGGTTTTATCAGTTCTAATTTTATCAATGAATTCTAAAAAGTTTGTAAATGGACGCATGATTTCAATTGCAGTAATTGAACTGATGCCTGGTATTTGCATTAATATCATTTGCCCAATATTGTCCTTGGTGATGTTAGCCTTTTTTGATGCCTTGACGACGCCGCAGTAATCGGTAGGTAAGGGTACTGCGTTTGAAGGTACTGCGTTTGAAGGTACTGCGTTTGAAGGTACTGCGTTTGAAGGTACTGCGTTTGAAGGTACTGCGTTTGAAGGTACTGCGTTTGAAGGTACTGCGTTTGAAGGTACT